GCCTCATCTGCGACAGGGGATTATGGAGCCTCATCTGCGACAGGGAATTGTGGAGCCTCATCTGCGACAGGGTATCGTGGAGCCTCATCTGTTAGTAATCCTACTGGTGTTGCGGTTGCGTGGGGACATGAGGCAAAAGCAAAAGGCTGTTTAGGTGCTCACTTAATTCTTTCTGACTGGAGATACATTGGAGAAAAGTGGCCCGATGGAGAGTATAAAAACCCTTATAAAGTAGAAAACTGGGAGTTTGCTGGTGCTAAAATGATACAGGTAGATGGGGAAAATATCAAGGAAGATACTTTCTATACGCTGAAAGATGGAAAATTTGTAGAAGCAGATTAAGTTGCCCTGGAAGGTGCGGACACACCAACCAGGACGGTATCTAACTAAGAATGAGTTAGTTAAATACAGGATTATTATAACACAACCTCCTGTATTTGACAAACAAAAATATAACAGGAGGACTTTTTATGCAAAAAAATGGCGAAAATCAGCCACTTTCCAGTGAAATCATTGCTGATCTGGAAGAAAAGTTGATGGCAAGAAATATAATTATCGCTATTCTGGCAACTGCGCTTGTAGTAACTTCCAGAAGAAAGTGAGGGCAAAATGAAAGAGGTGGTAAAGACAATAGGAGAAATATTTGTAGGGATAGGGATGTTTACAGTAATCTTCTCAATCACATGGATGCTTACATCATTTGATGTTATCGGGGTGTTCTTCGTATCAACAGTCTTATTCTCAATGGTGTTTCTTCCTATTATATTGGAAATGGAGGAAAAGTAAATGCAAAGATTAAATAAAGTAAGATTATCTGGTAGAGCCGGGGAAATAGTATTCAGCCACGAACATTACGGAAGATACTATTACAAATTCATGCTGACAGTCATTCGCAGAAGCAGCGCAGTAGATATGTTTCCAATCGTTATAGAAGATTCCGTTGTGCGTGATAATGATTACAACGGAAAAGAAGTTGTGGTAACAGGAGCAATCAGAAGCATGGACACTTCTAAAAATCCAAATAAGCACCACAATGTTAGTTATATCGCAGCTGATGAAGTAGAAATCCTGGATGAACAGGTTCCAGATGGCGATATAAACAAAGTAGAGTTTATTGCCAGAAGTTGCACGAAAGAGCCATATGCAAAACTTACATCAGTAACGCACAGAAAAGTTTCAAATCTTTTTGTAGCAATTCCAAGAGAGTATTCAGAAAGAGCGGATTTTATTCGCTGTACTTTATGGGGAAAAGGTGCTGATCTGGCGGTAGAGGTTAAAAGAAATGATTACATTAAAGTAACTGGCAGGTTAATGAGCCGTGATGTTTATGTTAATGGGGAAGAAACGGAAAGTGTATATGAGATTTCCGTAAAAGAAATGGAGAAATTGGAGGATGAAGAATAATAAGAATGAAGTTCAGATATATGGCGTAATAATGGATATTCAGCCAGGAACGTTTTTCAAGGACGGAGAAAAATTCGTAAGATTCTATATTGGTGCAAAGCGTACCAGTGGGAACGTAGATTTGCTTCCAGTAATTGTTGAAGAAAAGCAGACGGAAGGCTTAAAGATTGGAAAACACGTCTATGTTGAAGGAAGATACAGTTCTTCAAACAAACATGAAAGTGGAAAGTCACATTTGATTCTTAAAATCAAAGCGGAAACAATCTGGTGTGGAGATGGTGATGGGAGTGCAGAAGGTGAAAACAAAATCATTCTGGAAGGTTATCTTTGCAAGCCTCCTATTTACCGCAGAACACCAAGAGGAAAAGAAATCTGTGATTTGATGATTGCTTGCAATGAATATGACTTGCGAAGAACAGATTATATCCCATGTATAGCATGGTGGAAAGAAGCCAGAGAAGCTGCTGATTTCAAGGTCGGAGATTTCGTAAAAATAATCGGAAGAATCCAGAGTCGGATTTATCATAAAAAATTATCTGGTGATGAAGTAGAGCTTAGAACTGCATACGAGGTATCAATAGGGAGGATAATCGAGCATGAAAGTGGAAGTAAAAAAGATTTCGTTGGAGAATTACAAGAAGTTTCCGAGTAAGTCTGTAGATTTGTTTCCAAGAACAGAGATTTCCGGCAGAAACAGAGAAGGAAAATCCACATTACAGGACGCATATTTGGACGTTCTGACAGGAAAGATGGCAAATGGTACAGAACCTACTTCTGTCCGCAGAAAAGAAAATGGCGTGGAAGTTGAAGAAGATATTGTAAGAGAAATTGAGACTGTAATAAATGGAAGGGAAATTACATTAAAGAAAGTAACTAAAAAAGGAAAGAGTTCTTCAAGCACAAGTTACTTTTTGAATGGTGGAGTTAAGTTATCAAAAGCAGATTTTAATGATTTTTTGAAAGAAGAAATTGCTTCACCAGAAACAATCGCCATGTGTAGCAACCCAAGTGTTTTTCTTAATATGTTAAGAAAGTCAACTTCCGATGCCAGAGAAACATTAACGAAAATATGTAAATTCGATATGGAAGAATTTATTAGCAGCAATCCAAGTTTTAAACTTGCAAAAGAAATTATTAAAGATAAAAGTATTAAAAATAAAAGTCCAGAAGAAGCCGTAAAAGCTCTTAGGTCTGACCTAAAAGAGAAGAAAGCTGAATCCAAAAAGACTTCTGATGATATATCCAAATTATCTAAAGAGGAAGATGGACACACATCCATTTCTTCCATGGAATCCAAAAAACAGGAGCTTAATGCGGAACTTTCCAAACTGGAAGAACAGGAACAGATTCTTGAAGGTTCAGCAAAAGGCTATGACAGCCTTTCATATGAAATCCGTGGTTTGAAATCTTCCAGGGATGGTCTGGTTAGCAAGGCGAATGAATGGTTAAGAGCCAGACAAAAATTTATTTCTGATACAGTATCCGAACTTATGTTAAAAAAATCAGAAAAGGAATCAAGCATTCGTATTATTGGAATGGAACTGGATAACCACATAAGGGAAGCACAACAAGCAAAAGCTGACTTGGATAGAGCCAGACAGGACTATCCGAGAATCAAAGAAATGGAGTGGGATGATTCTGAACTGAAAGCTATTGAAGCTGAAACATTCAATGATTCTGATACCATTTGCCCGACTTGTGGACAGGAACTGCCAGAAGAACAGATTGCCGAATTGAAAGTTTCCTTTGAAGAAAAAAAGAAGTTTAGAATTGAAACTGAATTAACCCAAAAGAAAAATTGGGAATCAGCAAAGCAGAACCAGTTAAAAGGAATTTGCGACCTTGGAAATTCTGCTTCTGCAAAATTAAAGAAAGCCAACGAGGAAATCAACAAATTACAGTCGGAAATCAGTGCGGCACAGGATGAAGTTACTGAACTCACTAAGCAGATTGAGGAAGAACAGTCCAAATTTACGGAGCTTCCAGAATCTGTAGATATGACAAATGATGAAGAATATCTTGCGGTTACAGCGAGAATTGCAGAACTTGAAGAGAAACTGAAATCATTTGATGATGTTCCCGGAAAGAAACAGGAATTGAGAATACGGATCAGCAATGTTATGAAACAGATTTCCAATGTGGATGCAGACATTAAGATTGCACAGGCAGCAGTCACAGAGAAAGAAAAGCGAGTAGCCGAAATGAATGAGGAACTGAGAAAACTTGGACAGGTACAAGCTGATATTGAAAAGAACATTGACACCGTTCTCAACTTCTCAATTCAGAAAAATAAGGCACTGGCAGAGAAAATCAATCCATACTTTAAGCATTTCCAGTTCAGTTTCCTTGATTACACGATTGAGGGAAATCCAGTGGAGACTTGCAAGATGATCTGTAATGGAATCGACTACAATAGCGGATTAAATCATTCCGACAAAATTCTTTGTGAGGTGGATTTACTGAATGGATTACAGGAAATGAATGGGCTGAATCTGCCGATTTGGATTGATGATTCGGAGAGCATTGACAAAAGCAGAATCCCTATGTTAGATAGGCAGATGATTGTCCTAAGAGTGACAGATGGGGATTTGAAAGTAATCTGATAAACAGGAGGGGAAAATGCTAACAGCAACATGGGGAAAACATTTTTTTAAGGCAGATGCTACAAAATGTGCATCTGAAATCATGGAAATCTGCGATCAGATGGAATCTGCTACACCACAACAGATTCTTGAGAAAGCAAGGGATGAAAGCACAGAATTACATAAATGCTTCACATGGGATGATTCCATAGCAGCTGAAAAATACAGAATCCACGAAGCCAGACAGATTGTTTGTCAGTTAAAAATCGTGGAACAGGATATTGATAACAAGTCAAAGCCGACAGCAATTCGAGTCTTTTACAAGACAGATGGCAAAAGCGGATATAAGCCAACACAGCTTATTTTGAAGCAGCCAGATGAATACGAAGCACTTTTAGAGCGTTGTCGGAATGAACTTTTGTCAGTGAAACAGAAATACCAGAATATTTCTGAATATGAAGAGGTTTGGGAATTGATTAGTTAAACATGAATGCCGCTATTGTACTGATATGCCTACAAGAGTAGGAAGAAATCAAACTATATTATGGCACATTATATTGCTAAATAGGACAATACATAATATCAAATAGCACAGCAAAACACCTTATTCTTGCTGGCTTATGAGTGCAGTAGCGGCGAAATTCCCACGTTGATATGCCTGTATTGAAAGGATTAAAAAACATTTTATTAGATTATAAAATAACAGAAAACATTACATTACACCTTAGTTCAATACAGGTTTATGAGCGTAGGAAACCACAACATTTCAATGGAGGACTGTTTTATAGGCGGTATAACCGTCATAACAGAACACCACAGCATAACACAACGCAAGACAAAACACTACAGCACAAGACAATATGACTTTTATATCGTCTGCAAAGCAGCCCTCCGAAATTGAATATTGGGTAGGTGACATGAGATGTCACAGCAAAGAACAGGATAGCACATTATATTACAAAACAAGACATTACAGAACACTTCATGTTACCTACCGAGTATTCAACACCAAGTGTATTTAGTTGGCAGTAGAAAACTGCTAAGAAAATTATATCTTCGCACAATAGAGAACAGCGCACGACAGTAAAATATAGCACATTCTACTGCTTACTAAGTGCATTTGGAGTTTGCACAAAGATTCAAGCGGATTAGTTTCGCAGAACAGAACAGCGCATGACAGCATAAAACATTACATTACAGCATAGCGTTACTAATCTGTTTGAGTGTTTGCGCAAACAAAAACAATAAAAAATCATTTTATTTTAGGAGGAAAGCAACATGGCAAAAAACATCACAATCGAACCATTAAAGGAAACCACATTAAGAGTTGAACTGATCGGGGACACAGACCTCATTCTTCACAAGAGAAGCCGTTACTACGAACAGGCTGAATGCTTCAAGCAGTCCAAGGACAAGGGCTTCAAAATGCCAGCTATTTACAATCAGCCCAAGAATGTTTGGGAGGGCTTAATTACTGGTATTCACTGGGAGAAACCGATTAATTTTCACGATGAAGATATTTCCCTTTACACCGAGGAAGAGTGGAAAGATTACATGGCAAACAACAGACCTTGCATTCTTACCCAGGCATTCAAGAAATCATTCACGGAAACATTTATTACTTTCTTCAAAGATTCCACAGGAAAGAAAGGAACAGATATAAAGCGTTCTCTTTCAATCGAAGGTTCTATTTGCCCGGTAAACTTTGAATCTGTTGAGGTGGTAAATAAGATCGTTCCGACTTCTGGAATCAGTGCAAGCCCGGTTCTTTGTAGCAGTAATGTGTTCCATAATTGGAGAACTACTATTGAAGTATCTTGCCCGGACATTGTATTTCCATATGAAACAGTATTGCAGCTGATTGAAACCAGTGGAAAGTACATTGGAATCGGAACACAGAGAGCAAATGGAAACGGAAGATATCACATCAACCCGGACAATGTAACTATCATTTAATTAGGTAACTATCGGTGACATATGAATCCGGGTGAATGCCCGGAAATCACAACAGGATATAAAATTCCAATAAAGCAAATAACAGGACAGGACACAACACTTCATCCTGTTTCATATGCCACTGAGCATAACTCTTGGGTGCATTCACGGTGGATTGAGATTTCGCCACAGCAGGATAATACATAATAGCACAATAGAGGATAGAACAATATATTTCAATTCACTATGCATGCACCTAAGAGAAAAATATAAAAAAGAAAAAGGAGAATTGATATGGCAGAAACAACACAGGTAGCAAACCAGGAACCGCAGACATTTAGCGTAGCTCTTACTGAAAAGTTAAATTCAGTAGCAGAAGCACTCCCGAAAGATTTTAACAAGGCAAGATTCGTACAGAATGCACTTGCTCTGGTAAATGATAATCCACAGTTGCAGAAATATAGCAAAGCACAGTTGATGTCTGGACTGATGAAGGGCGCTTATTTGGGCTTGGATTTTTATTCAAAAGAGTGTTACTTAGTTCCTTACGGCAATCAGCTCAATTACCAGACAGACTACAGAGGGGCAAAGAAACTGGCAAAGAAATATTCTATTCGCCCGATAAAGGATATTTATGCAAAACTGGTTCGTGAAGGTGATGATTTTGAGGAATCCATCGAAAATGGAGAACAGACATTTAGCTTCAATCCAAAAGCATTTAACGATGGAAAAATCATTGGAGCATTCGCAGTTGTTCTTTATAAAGATGGTGGCATGGCTTACGATACTATGACTTTAGCAGACCTTGAAAACACAAGAAAGTCCAGTAAGGCTTCAAATAGTCCAGCTTGGAAAAACTTCACAGGGGAAATGTACAAAAAGACTGTATTACATAGACTGTGCAAGCACATTGAACTGGATTTCGAGAATCCAACACAGCAGAATGCTTTTTATGCTGGCGTAGAAGTAGAAACTGATCCAGAAAAAGCAGTTCAGAATGAAATTGATGAGTGCGCAAATAGTGAGGAATTTGTCGTTGAATCTGACGGATATTCCGAAGAACCAGTTCCGGAAGCAGAGCCAGTTAAAACAGAAATTCCGTCATTTATGAGCCAGGAGGAAATGTAGGATGGAAACTTCCACAATTGTGCTTATTATTTTGCTTTCAATAGCACTTTTGGGATGGATAGTAACTTTTATTCGAAAAAATGAATACAATCGAACCAATTTAATTATTCTTTTAAATGTTATTACATATGTGGTACTCATTATAATCCAACTTACAATGTAAAAGGAGAGCCAAAATGAAGCATAAATGTATTAAGACAGCAGTATTAATCACAGGGATTACAGCAATCACAATGTTTAGTGGTTGTTCTTCCTGTAGCAGATCATTAAAATCACTATCCAGTGATATTGACGGCGGTCTGAACCGAACCGTAACTGTTTACGATTACAACGGCGGTAAAATCAAGTCCTGGTCTGGAAAGTTTGATGTTTCCGAATCCGAGAATGAAGTTTACTTTGATGATTCGGACGGAAAGAGAGTTATTATCCACGGCGGTATTGTTGTGAATGAGGAAAACTGATTATGGGCGAGATAAAAAAGATAGGGTATACAGTAAGCAAAGACAAAAAATCTGGTTTATGGTACGCACACATGAAAGGCTTTCCGTATATTCCAATCTTTGGAAGCTTTTGTGAAAAGAAAACTGATGCAATAGAATATGTAAAAATGTATAAAGGTCTTCCACATAAAGTAAATCAAATTGAAAAGAGAAAGCGAGGTGATGATAAATGTTCATGCGAGTAGTAAACACAGGGAGCCAACACGGAAACTGCTATGTTTTGAAATCGAACAGCGGAGAAATGCTTCTTCTGGACTGTGGATGCAGATACAAAGATATTTTAAAAGCTATTGATTATAGAACAAGTGATGTTTCTGGCGTATTGCTTAGTCATGAGCATGGAGATCACATCAAATCATTTCGGGAGCTGATGAATGCTGGCATTCAGATTTACACCAATGATGAAACTGTAGAACATCTGCAAATCATCACTGGTGAGCTAATGAAAGGCGTTCCAGAAAAAAGACCGTTTCGTGTTGGCTCCTTTACAGTAATACCGTTTTATTTGCCACATACCACAAGAGATAAGGATACAGGGCAACTTATTCCGTGTTCCAATTATGGTTATATCGTGGAGCATGAAGAAATGGGAAAGCTGCTGTATATGACAGATTTTGAGTTTTGCCGATACAATTTCAAAGCAATGCGACTGAACCACTTAGTTATTGAATGCAACTATTGTGGAGAATTGGTTGACAAAACAGCTGAAAATTACACGCACAGGCTTAAAGGGCATTGTTCCTTAGATACTTGCAAAAGCTTAGTAAATACGAACCATACGGCAGCATTACGGACGGTAACATTGGTGCATTTGAGTAATGAAGCAGCTGACCCGGAACAGATTTTGAAAGAGATAAAAGAAGCGGTGGTTTGGGATGATGCACTGGTACAGATTGCCAGACCTGGACTTGAAGTTAACTTGGACTTATGTCCATTTTGAAAGGAGAAATAGATGGCAGCAATTGGTTTGAAAGATTGGAAAGAAGTAACAAAAGGAATTTATGTAAATCCAATTTCTGCAAATGCAGCTTATGAAATTCATATTAAATACTGGGACATGAAAACAGATATTCTTTCTGCAAATGCCGAACTTTATATAGTGAGAGATTGGCATGAAAAAGACGGAAGAAACATCAGAGAAAGGGAAATACTGCTTGATTATGCATCTGTTATGGATTGTATTTGGAAAGCAGTTGAAGATGATAAGGAAAACAATTCGACTGAGTGATTGAAAGGAGAATGATTATTAATGAAAATCTTCTTAAAAACGCTTGACAAACTGAAAAAGTCAGAACCTTCTGAACAGGAATGCAAGTACGATAAAGGATGGAATGATGCAATCAAGAAAGTTGAAGAACTGATATGCTCATACAGTTCTGCGGATATGTGGATTCCAACAGATGTGAAGTTACCGCCGGAACCAGACAAAGGAGAAAATCCGGGAGATTGGAAAGAATATGCAGTTACAATTGATGGAGCTGTTCTTCCAACAAGTCTTACTTATTTAGGAGATGGTAAATGGGGAAGTGTAGAAGCATATGGCTTTGCGTATTACCCAGTCATTGCATGGCAGCCAATGCCACCAGCTTACAAACCAGGGAGGTAAAACCATTGGAAATAACAATCGGGATTTGTGCAGAGGAAATCAAAGAAATCCTTGTTGAGCACATCAAGACAAAAGGATTTGACGTAACAGAAGATGATATTTCCTTTGTTATCGGGAAAGAAGAAGTTATAACAGGGAATGCAAAGAAAATCAAACACGCACTTATCAGATGTGACATTCAGATTGAGAGGTGATAAATTGTGAATATTGTTATTCTTTCTGGAAGATTAACCGCTGATCCAGATATCAGAATGGGAACGAATGACACAAAAATTGCAAGATATATTTTGGCTGTCGAGAGAAGAGTGAAAAAGAATACAGAAAGAAAATCTGACTTTATCACTTGCGTATGTCTTGGAAAAAATGCAGAATTCGCAGAGAAATATCTTAAAAAAGGCACGAAAGTAAATGTGCGTGGAGAATGGCAGACTGGAAACTATACGAATAAAAACGGTGAAAAAGTCTACTCAAATGATTGCCTTATTGCAGAACATGAATTTGCAGAAAGAAAAAGCCAGTCACCACAGACACAGGAAGCAGATACACGACCAGTACCACCGCCAGAACCTAGTTTCATGGATGTGCCGGATTTAGGCGGTATGGAAGATGAATTTCAGTTTAGTTAGGAGATGAAAATGAAATTTATAGATTTTTTCGCAGGCATCGGAGGGTTCCGAAGAGGAATGGAATTGGCGGGACATGAGTGTATTGGCTTTTGCGAGTTTGATAAATTTGCAACCGCAAGTTACATCTCAATGCACTTACTCACGCCAAATCAGAGAGAGTTCCTGGACAAAATGCCACTGAAACAACGACAAAAAGAAATACTAAAGGAGGAATACAGAAATGGAGAATGGTATGCAAATGACATTCGAAGAGTGTATGCCGGAGACATTCCAAAAGCAGACTGTTGGTGCTTTGGATTCCCATGTCAGGACATATCCGTTGCAGGAAAACAAGTCGGATTTCAAGGAAACCGTTCAAGCCTGTTTTTCAGAGTTATGTACCTTGTCGGACAGCTCGAAGAAGAAAATAAACCCACTTACCTTTTCATTGAGAACGTTAAGAATTTGCTTAGTGTTAATGGAGGATGGGATTTCGCCAGACTGCTCATTGAAATGGATCGGGAGGGGTATGATGCAGAATGGCAAGTGCTCAACTCCAAAGATTTTGGAGTCCCACAAAACAGAGAAAGGTGCTTCATTGTCGGACATCTTAGAGGGAGAAGTACCTCAAAAATATTTCCTATCGAAGGAACAGACGGAGAAAATAGTGTTCAAATAATTGCACATAAAGACGGATATAGAAGAAATACACAAGTATTTTCACCTGACGGAATAACTGAAACTCTTGATACGGGTCAAGGCGGTGGGCGAGGACATCACGTAGCTTTGCCGTGTTTCATAGATTTGAGCTATCAAGAATCGAAGTCAACAGACATAGCAAGATGCTTGAAAGCCAGATACGATAACGGAGTTTCCAACTTAAGGACCGACAAGAGTAGTGTTGCTGTAAAAATCATGAACAAGGATTACAGGCATCAACACGAGGCAATTCATGACACAAGTGGATGTGGAAGTACATTAATGGCAAGAGATTATAAGGACGCACAAAGAGTTGCAATTCCAGTATTGACACCAGATCGTATAGAAAAACGTCAGAATGGAAGAAGATTCAAAGAAAATGGTGAACCAATGTTCACATTAACATCTCAGGATAGACACGGGGTCGCAATTGATCCGCTCGGAGTATTGCGTAACGTTCGCACAGAATATGGAAAAGAAGTTGCCGACACACTCGACACGAGTTGCAATCAAGGAATATTTGTGCAGGTATCGGAAGAATTAACGGTATATGCAGTGTGGTATGAAAAATATCAGTGTTACATAGCAATTCGGAAGCTGACACCGAAAGAATGTTTTCGGCTGCAAGGTTGGTCTGATGATTATTTTGAGAAAGCTCAGTTTGTTAATTCTGACAGTCAGTTATACAAACAGGCAGGGAACGGCGTAACGGTAACAGTTATAGAAGCTATAGCAAGAAAAATGAAAGTGGAGAGTGTAAAACTTCGCCAATGATTTATATGCAGAACAACGGACAGGTAGCGTTTGGATAGGAGTGATTAAATGGTACAAACAGGACAGATTATTTATTTTAGCAATCAGAAAATGATGTGCTTTGATGTTGAATCCATTGAGAATATTACTGAACCACCAGAACAAATAGAAACTACATCGGTTTATGGTGGAACAAGAACATATGTGCCGGCAATGATGAATCCAACAACTCTTATTGTCACTGGAAAGGAACTTGTAAAACTTGATCCAACAACCATGAAACGCATTGCCAGATATAATCTTGAAAAAGAGAATGCAGCATTACTTGAAGAAATCAAAAAACATAAAGAGACAATCGCAGATTTTGAACAAAAAGAACAGGTTTTGCGTGACAGGTTCAAAAAAGCAATAGCTGCATTTAAAGAAATAATGGAAAATGGTTACTATGATGATGGTGAAGATGAGGATGAAGATGAATGGGAGTGATTAAATGAAACCAATTTTAGAAACAAAATCTACATACAAAGGTTATCCATATGTAGTTCTATTTATGCCTGGAGCATACAGATGCGGATATGTTGGAATACCTGACAGTCATAAGTTAGCAAGGAAAAGTATTGATGATTTAGGTTATCTTGACTGCCATGGTGGAGTTACTTATTCAGAACCATTTCTACACGATTGTGACGATGATGATACATGGTGGATTGGATTTGACTGCGCTCATTGTTTCGATGGTTATGATATTGAGACAGCAGAACAGTATTTCGGGGAAGAACCAGACTTCAAAAAAATGTTTAAAATAATGGGAGATTGCTGGCGAGAAGTAAATAATGATCCAGAGTGCAAAATTCACTCACTTGCCTATGTTAAAGATGAATGTAAGAAACTCATTGACCAGATTGAAAAGGAGTGATTCCGGTTGGACTATAAAAAGCTTAGGCAGGCAAAAGCTATTGAAGCAACGAATCGAAAAAGACTCATGAAGATCAATCCGAAGCTTGATGATGGGAGCGGAATATATTTTCTAACCAGAACTGATGAAAATGAAATCCCATACTTTTATATAGGACAGGCAGTACATATAATTCAGCGGATGTGTTCTCATCTCACCGGGTATCAGCACATTGATTTATCAATAAAGAAAAGAGGATTTTACAGTGAAGAAAATCCTTTTGGGTGGAAAATAAATTTTATCCATTATCCAGTAGAACAGCTTGATAATATGGAACAGTATTGGATATTGGAATACACAAAAAAGGGGTACCAATGCCGATACAATAAAACATCTGGAAGCCAAGGAGAAGGAAAAGAAAAAATAAATGAATTTCGCCCAGCAAAAGGTTATAGAGATGGACTTCAACAGGGGAAAATAACCCTTGCAAGAGAACTAAAACACATCATTGATACTCACTTAAACGTATCAATCAGACCAGAAAAAGCAAATAACAAAGTATCTATTAAGGCGTTGGAAAAATTCAACGACTTACTCAATGAAGAAAATTATCACTGATTCTAACACACCAGTAGTTCTACTGGCTAAATTCCAAAGATAAAAAATAAAAAATGAATAGAGGTGAGTTTTGTGTCAGAAAACACAAACGAATGCGTAATTGAGTGGATTCCAGGAAGAGATTATGTAGGGCTTACTGCTAAGAACGGAAGTTCCTGGAAGAACAGGTGTGAGGAATTAGAAAAGGAATTTCCAGATGATGTGAAAATTCTTGCCAGAAATAATGATGGATCTATTTTCGCTCACTTGCCGTATTCCTACATTAAAATCAATCCACCAAGAAAATATTCTGATGAAGCGAAAAAGAAAGCTGCAGAAAGATTAAATAAAATGCGTGCAGAAAAAAGTAATACTGCGGAAAAAAATCCGTTTTGCCTATGAATTACCGTCAGAGGAAATATAATGAGGGACAATCTGCCAGAAATGATATTTACAGATTTTTGGTGAAGTATTTTGAGAAACACGGATATATGCCTTCTTACGAAGAAATCATGGATGGAACAGACCTTACAAAGTGTACCGTCCAGAGACATATGCGGCAATTGGAGATGGATTCTCTAATTGCCACAGAACATCCGGGAGTATCAAGAGCATACCGTTTGACGGAATACAGATACGAAAGGAAAAAATATGGGAAGCAAATTAAAGATGAAAGCACCAAAGAAAAATAGGGTGTTGGAATGCGATAATCAAATGTCACAGGCATTTGCCAGAGCCATGCAGAACTCACGTAAAGAGTTGGAAATCATGCAAGATCAAGCCTATAACGATGGATTCAATGCTGGTGATGACTGGGCGAATACGATCAATTCCGTAACTATGATGCTGGCATTAAGAAAACTGCATGGATTTTCAACCAAAAGGCTTTTAGACGTAATCAATTGTGCAAATGAGTTTGTGGGACAAGCGAACCGTGGAGAAAGAAGTTTTATGAGCATGGTTGAAGAGTTGGAATCTGAAACAGATGTACGGATTCCAGTTTTGAATAAAGAATTGGTCAGAAGATTTGGAGCGTAAGTGAGGATGGAAATAGATTATAAACACTGTAGATGTGGATGCGGTGGAATTATAGGGCAATACAGTAAAACGAAAGGATTCACCTGTGAAAGATGCAATAAAGAGTACCAATTATCAGAGCTAAATTTTTATTGAATTGCATTGAACGAAAAGACCGGATGGCTATTTCCGATGTTGAAAAAGGAGGGTAAATAATGAGTGAAATTAAATTCAGTGACGGAATGCCAGAAAGAGAAAGACGTTCCAGCACAAGCATTTATCCAGAAGAATTGATGGATAAAAAATGCGGTGGCTGCATGAGATGTCAGTTAAGAAAAAGGAAGGGCGAAACAGGCTATCATTGCACGACACAGCCGTACACCAAAGACATTTCACCAGAAGACAAAGCCTGTGTCATTTACTGGGACAAAGAAGAGGAAGAGAAGTACAAGGCTTTAATAGAGCAAGACGGAGAAAACCGCAGAAAAGAACTCTGGAATATCTATTCAAAGCGAGAGCCGATAAAACTCCCAATCATAAATGATGGTTACGGAATAATTCCAGAATGTCCTATTTGTGGAGAGATGCCGTACAGCACTAAGCAGTGCCACTGGTGCGGTCAGAGGTTTATTCAAGATAAAGAAGTAGAAGAATACGAAAAGCCGCTGACAAAAGAGGTAACGTGTTTTTCATGTGGTAGAAAGGTAATGGCAAATGTAAGTAAGTAATAACGGACACATTAGTTATCATTGCCAGTGCGGAACAAATTTTATCGAATAAGGAGGGCGAAAAATGAGCTACTGTGACGGGATCTGTAAGCATCTGAACGAAAAAAACATAAATGCGAACTGACAGGAGAAAAACTCACATACATGAAACAGAGTTGTGGAATCGAGTATTCAGTGCATGAACACAGAGGATTCTGCGAGAAAGATAAGGAGGACACAAAATGTTAATCAGAAGTCAGGATAAAGGGAAAATGGAATATGAGTAAGTTTGTAGACTTAACAGGAAGACGTTTCGGGAGATTAACAGTAATAAAGCGAAAAAAAACGGACGATACCAATAGAACATATTGGATATGCCAATGTGATTGCGGAAACATAAAAACCGTAGAAGCATACGCGCTCAAAATAGGAAGAACAAAATCGTGCGGTTGTTTAAGCGTTGATATTGCAAGGCAAAAAGCTACAAGACACGGATTAAGGCATACAAGGATATATAACATCTGGCGCAATATGAAATATAGATGCGAGCACAAAGATCACCCACAATATATTGATTATGGCGGTCGTGGAATATCTGTTTGTGAAGAATGGCATGATTTTATGATGTTTTATAAATGGGCAATAGAGAATGGGTATCAAGACAATTTAACGATTGACCGCATTGATAATAATAATGGATATTCGCCTGACAACTGTAGATGGGTGGATGCAAAAATACAAGGAAATAATAAAAGAAATAATTTGATTGTAGAATTCAAAGGAAAGCCAATGACAATTTCTCAAATTTCAGATCTTACTGAAATTAATTATGAAAAATTAAGAAAGGCATTTCATTCTGGCCGTATATATAAAATGTTTAATGAAGAGCCAGAAGATAGTGAGGTGTGAGTATGAGGTATAGAAAAAAACCAGTTGTAATTGACGCAGTACAGTGGACGCGGTACAAATTATCGAGAAATGTTCGATTTTCTGACGGACTATCAGTGTACGGACCAGTACATTCCGGCAGAAGGTAAGAATTTCTATATTGACCATCGGAAGGTTCCGGGTGGATTAGTAATCAAGACGCTAGAGGGTGAACATCTGGCAAATATTGGTGATTATATCATCCGTGGTGTACACGGTGAATTTTATCCGTGTAAGCCAGATATATTCAGAGAAACTTATGAGGAGGTGAAAGCATGAGCAGAGTACGAACCAGATTAGAGCAGTACAAAACTGAGATAGAAAATAAATCACAGTATAAGCATGGGCTTCCAGGGAGCACACTGAATATTGTAAATACTCTTTTGAATGATCTGGAACAGGATGAGAAAGAAAACGGATGGATTCCAGTCAGTGAGAGATTACCGGAAGAACATGATTCTATATTTGCAAAATTCAAAGGGACAGATAACTGGAAAAGAGGAATGTTCGAAAAAACATCTAAATATGTGATTGCTACAGTTGTATTTGACGATGGAACAGTATTGGTAGAACAGGTGCATACTACTGATGGAATTTGGAGAACGGATAAAAAGTTTTAGGCGGAACAGTAGTTGCATGGATGGATTATCCAGAACCATATAAGGAGGACTGAACATGGAAATATCAATTTTCAAAAAGGACGGCAAGACCTACACCAGATTCAAGATCATGTTAAAAGAGTTTAAATCTTGGAAAGGTCTGCTGATAAAGTGTGGCATTGATACATCAGAGCCGGTCAAGAAAAACAGCAGATACATTTATTTTGAAAAGGAAGGCGACTGGATTAATGGGAAAATGTAAGTTAGACTGTCCGGACGGCGAAACAGAGTGTTGCATCTACTGTACCAATCAGGATTCCTGCCAGTGCAGATGCGATGATATGGACAGTTATGAATATGCGGAGGAGTGTGAGGATTATGAGGTTGATTAATGCAGATAAACTGAAAGAAGCAATTAATAGTTCTTTAAACACAGGGAGAGAAACATTTAGCCCGGAAATTATATGTGAAGCTGTTGACGAACAGCCGACAGCTTTTGATGTGGACAAGGTTGTTGGCGAATTGAAAAGAGATAAATTCATCGAATCCGAATGTATCTTATCTGATGTACATCAAGGATACAATGCTGGACTGAGCAGGGCGATAGAAATTGTGAAAGGCGGTGGAGTTGAATGAGAGAAATTCTTTTTAAAGCAAAGCGGATTGATAATGGTAAATGGATTGAAGGATATTATCAGAAAAGATATGACCTTTTAGACAATGAAGAACATTTAATTTTCCACGCAGATAGTCATACAGTATGGGAATATGCGGAAATTGTTCCTGAAACCATTTGCCAGTTTACAGGACTTTTCGACAAGAATGGGAATAAAATTTGGGAGAATGATATTATCAAATATCATTTCGGAGAAATCTATGCTCCAATCAAATATGGATGCTATCAAAATTGTTTTGATTCTCAGAAAACAGAGCATGTCGGATTCTACGTAGATTGGCCGGATGGCAAATGCCTTAGAAAAGATTTAGGGTATTGGATTAACATGGTAGGCACTATGTCAGTTGGAAACATTTTCGACAATCCAAAGCTGTTACAGGAGGAATCAGATGAGTAAAGGCAAAGACATTTTAACCATGTTTACGAAAGATGAAAATAAAAAGAATGGAAGACTTGGATATTATAATGCTACCAGAGAGAAGAAAGATGTCATCAGTCCGTCACAATATGGAGCATTCTTGCAGAAAAGAGGTAAGAGAAAATGAGTAAATCAGTATTAGTGATTGATACACCAGAAAATTGTTATGACTGCCCGTTTGGAACTGAATATTGTGGAAATCTTGAATGTGAGGGACGTTGTGAATTAGCTGACTGCTTAGATTATGATGTAATTCTGATGACAGAAGAACATTATGATTGCGAAAGTAAATCAAGGCCTGATTGGTGTCCACTGAAAGAATTGCCGGAGAAAAGCACTATTGAGAATGATATGACGGATTATCAGTGTGGGATGGTCGATGGTCGAAATCAGTGCATTGATGAGATTACAGGAGGAAATTCTGATGATTGATTTAACAGGAAAAAGAGTATTTGTAAGAACGCAGGAAGAGTATTTAAGCGTTTTGAAAATGGCAAAATTACAAGGGTTTAAGTGGGCAAGAGGGGAAAAATTAGACGCAATTAATATTCCAATTCCTAATTTATTAAATTTTTACGATGATATAGTAACTTATTACAGTGATGATATACCATTATTTGAAGCATCCGAAATTGTTGCGTGCGAAGAAAAAATTAAGGAAGCAATAGCTCACGTTAAGTATTTTGCTGACAATAAATATAGAATGTCATTAACAGATAAAGTTATTGAATCAATGTTGTTACTTGCAGATACCGTAGAAAGTCAGATGGAAGAGGTGAAGTAGATGACTGATGAAATTTTCGGTCTTATGGAATGCTTCCCCGGGAGCTACATAAACAGATTTGGGGAAATAATTCTTTCCGAAAAAGGAAACGTATATTTCACAGCAAAGAATTGTACCGATAAAGAAGATATTATCTGCAAGCTACTTGAATGGTGTTCAAGGCCAATGGCAAAAGGAGAGCCGTACAGTTCGCACAAAAGAAATAATGAATGGAGAGAACAACTGATATCAAGCCTTAACAGATATCTGGGTACAAACTTTGACCAAGGGGATATGTACTGGATTTACGATCAACTTGGAAATGCTGTAAATCATAAACTGACATTAAGGTTCATTAGAAGTGATTTCAATATGGCAATTATATATCAAAAAGTAAAAGAGGTGAAGTAGATGGAGAGATTAACAAAGCGATATGTTGATGATTTCGGGCAAAAAGCAATCATCACATGTGGAGAGACATACTTTGAAGGTGAGGATGGATATGTTGCAGCTGACAGATTGGCAGCTTACGAAGAAGCAGAAGAACATGGATTATTAATGAAATTACCAGTACCATTAGGAACTACAGTATATACGTTAAGTACGATTTTTGATTGTATTTATGATTATGACTGTAAAAGCGATCAAAAGTGGAAATGTAAAGAAGATATTCCATGTGAATATGAAAAGAAATCATACCATATAAAAGAAACTGAGTTCGGTTTTGTTATGGCACATTCTATTGGAGAAACTGTATTTCTCACCCACGAGGAAGCTGAGAAGAAGTTAGAGAAGATGAAAGCTAATGATTAAAGTACTGAATACCATTAATACTAGACTGATTCCTATATCGGTTTTACAGGATGTAAAAAGTAGAATCTCTGATTGGCTTGCATCCGGCGGGAAAGAAACCGATCCTTACATTCAGCGGCAAATTGATTATCTGAAAGCTGTTGAAAAAGCAGCATTGGATGAGAAAAATATTGTATAAGTGGAATTGGAGGGGATGAAGAATGGCAAGTAAAACTATCAAAACAATGGGTGTTACCCCTGTTACAAATATCATTTACTATGGAAATGTAAACGAAGAAAAAGGTTTATGGGTAGGTGAGAGAAAAGACGTAACCGATATGGCAATAGGTGCCGTGTTTGAATGGTTCTTAAATCAGATGGATGGAAAAGAAGAATTTGGAATTAGCTATCCTAGTGTTCCTGGAATTAAATTGAAGATGGTAAGGGAGGAATAATATTATTGCACAGACATCAATGGATTATATACAATCATCACAGAAGAGGATGGGTGTACAAATGTATTATTTGTGGAAAATTATGGGATGGAAGGTGAAAAAGTGGACAATAAAGAGGCAAAAGATATCTTATCTGATATGAGAGATCAGCATTTATGTTTCTTGGGAGATTCAGAAATCAAAGATGAATGGCAGAAGAAATATCTAAAAGAAGCATGGGCGTGTGATTCCGGTGCAAAGGCTCTTGCCGGATTAATCACAGGGATAAAGATTGATAAAGGCATTATCGCAGATAGCATTCAGCACTATGGAAAAAATAATCAAAGCACAGTCTGCATGGAAGAATGCGCAGAACTTATCCAAGCAATCAGTAAGGCAAAACGTGGAAAAATCAACCGTGATAACATGATAGAAGAAATTGCAGATGTGTTGATCTGCATCGAAATGTTAAAGCAAATGTATATGATTTCCGAAGATAAAATTAATAAGTGGATTGAGAAGAAACAGGCGAGAGAAGCAGAAAGGATTGGTGATATTAATGTTTGTACAAAATAAAAGCATAAGAGATTACATTCACAAGTGCAATGTCGAAAGATTACCAATAAATTATGATGGCAAGATGGAAGTCAACTTATTTGGTCATCGGATTTTAGTAGAAAAGAACGAATGGTTATGGCACTTGCATTTGAAAATAACAGATAAGTGCAATGCCAAATGTTCATTCTGTGTCGAACAAAACGCAGAACGTTGCGAGAATGCAGAGTATTTTATAATACAAGTTGATGAAATGCTTTCAGAAATGGAAAAAGAAGGAATATTGTATTCCGTATCTGTAACAGGTGGAGAGCCACTGCTATTTGAAAAATTTACTAAATTGTGTGAAGTTTTAGGAAAACACGATATTAAATTTTTGACGATTAATACAAATGGGAAATACTTAGAAAATCATATTAAAGAAATTGATGGACTGTTTGATTTTGTAGACATTAGCAGACATGCTATTTCCGATAAGAAAAATAATGAAATTTTTGGAACATGTATGCCATCTTTGGTTGATCTGGAACGTATTAAAGGCAAATTATTAAAGACCAAAATGAGATTACAATGCGTATTGTGCGACGCGAACACAATCGAAGATGTATTAAATATGATTGATGCATACTCTTTTGCAGATGATTTATCATTCAGAAAACTTATGAAGCTAAGTGAAAAAATCGGAATTAAATACGATGAAAAAGAAGAATTATATAACAAAATACTTGAATACGCATACAATCATTTTGAATTTATCGAGCAAACAATTCAAGATTATTATGTGTATGAAATATGGAAATACAAAGATACTTTAATCACCTTTAGCTATTCGAACATGAAAATGCTTAGCGAAATAGAGAAAGCGGAAGATAATAGTGTTTGTAGAGAATTTATAATTCACCCAGACGGAACAATTTCTGGAAGTTGGAATAAAAACATGAAGGTAATCAAGAAATAGCACATAAAACTCATATAATTTGATTTATTTGACAAAAATTAAAATGGGAGGATTAATCATGAATAAGAAAGAAATCGCAGAGATCAAGAAACAGTTTACACCGGCAAATTGTTCTATTACACGCATTTGTGGTTGCTATGTGGATGCAGAAAAGAATAAGAAAACCAAAATTAAAGAAGCATTCCTGTCTCTTCCAGAGGAAGAAATGTTTAAGTATTTTGACATTTTCAAGAAAACCATGTCTGGCAGACTTGGAAAAAACCTTATGAACCTTGAATTTCCATTAGCGCAGGAAAAAGAAGGCGGAACACAGGAATTTCTTATGCGACTCAGAGCAAGTAAGCTTAAAAATGATGAGCTTTTGGACGAGTTTTACGACAAAGTGATTGAAAATTACGATTATCACGAAAATTACTACATAGTTCTCATTCATGCAGTATATGACATTCCAGGAAAAGCTTCTGATGAAACTGAAATGCACGATGCTTCAGAAGAAATCTATGAACACATTCTGTGCAGTATTTGCCCGGTGAATCTTTCAAAGGCCGGGCTTAGCTATGATGTGGCTGAAAATAACATCAAAGACAGAATTCGTGATTGGGTAGTCTCAAGACCAGAAACAGGATTCTTATTCCCTGTATTCAATGACAGAAGCACTGATATTCATGGAACTTTGTATTTTAACAAAAACATAAAGAATATTCATCCAGACTTTATCGAAAACGTTCTTGGCACATCAATTCCACGTATACCTGGCAATGAGATCAATGTCTTTTCAGATTTTATCATGGACAATTTCAAAGGAAATACAACATTCAATTTCACTGAAAGCCTAATTGAATCTTTGCAGGAAGTAAGAGAACAGAAGAAAGACAGCCCGGAGATGATAACTGTATCATGTGATGAAATGGAACAGATTTTTGGATATTGCGGAATTCCAGGAGAGAAATTATCGGATTTTAAAGAAAACTGGGAAATGTATTTCAGTAATGAGCCTGTTGCTCTTGACAATATCCATAATTCAAAAACTGCAAAAATTGTAACACCAGATGCAACAATCTGCATTCAGCCGGATAAAATTGCTCTGATTGAATTGAAAGAAATAAACGGCGTTCCATCTCTTGTGGTTCCGGTAAATGGAGAACTGAAAATCAATGGAATTGAAGTTGAATTGAGATAAACACTTTTGAAAAATCCAGGAATTTGAGGAGGCAATTACATTAATGGCTAAAGTAAGCTGGATTAAAATAGAGATTGAAATGTTTAGTAACCGAAAAATTAAGCAAATAAGGAAAATGCCTGAGGGAAACAATATTGTTCTTATTTGGGTAATGCTTTTGACAATGGCCGGCAGATGTAATTCAAACGGAATTATTTTTCTCACTGAAAATATTCCATACACAACAAAAATGCTTGCAGATGAATTGGATTTTGAGGAAAGCATTATTCAATTAGCACTAACAGTTCTGGAAAAGTTCGGGATGATTACCAGAGATTCTGAATTACTTTCTATTCCTGGCTGGGAAGAGCATCAAAGTGCAAACGAATTGGAGAAAATACGAGATCAAAACAGAAAAAGGGTTGCAGAATATCGTGAGCGTCAAAAAAATAAGGTCGCTTTGCTTTGCAAGAAAGATGATGTAACGTTACAGAAACGTTACAGTAACATTACTGTAACGGAACAGAATAAGAATAAAGATAAAGATTTAGAATTAGATTTAGATACAGAATTAGATAAAGATAAAGAAAAAGATATAAATGATTTAATAGTATCTAAAGATACTATTCGTCAGACTGACGTCCAACGAATTATCACCGAATGGAACAGCCTGGAAGAATTTGGTATTAACCCTGTAAAAAGAATGACACCAAAACGAGAACAAGCAGTGAAAGCCAGAATCCGTCAGAACCATATAGATGATATCTTAGAAGCCATTGAGAACATTCGCCATAGTAGTTTCTTGCAAGGGCAGAATAAAAATGGTTGGATGGTTACGTTTGATTGGTTCTTGAAGCCTGGAAATTTCGCAAAAGTATTTGAAGGGCAATACGCAGACAAGTCTACGAATAGACCGTGCAGCTACATGGAGAAAATCCAAAACAGGGTAAGTGAGGTGGACAATTGGGTATGACAAGGGAAGAATGGGCGGTACTGGTAAAAGCAATGAAAGCTGTATATACTTCACCATCGTTTCTGCCAGATCAGAATGCTTTTGATACATGGTATGGACTTTTGAAAGACATAGATTACAAGCTTTTAAGTTTTGGCTTAAAGAAATATATGCAAACTGAATGGAAAGAACCTACAATAGCTGCATTACGGCAATGCGCGCAGAGCCTTCAGACACAAAAAGAAGAGCTGAATGAAACGGAAGCATGGGAAAAGGTACGCAGAGCCATTCAAAGCTCTGCATTATATGCAGAAACGGAGTTTGATAAGCTCCCAAAAATTATCCAAAAAGCAGTATCAAGTCCGGCGCAGCTTAGAGAATGGGCGGTATCTGAAAATGTAGATGGCACATGGTGGAGTGTAGTTCAATCAAATTTTCAAAGGACTTACCGGGCAGAAGTGCAGAGAGAACAGGAACGAAGAAAACTAAGCCCAGACCTTTTAAAAATTATAGATTCTGCCAGATTGGGAGGTGTGGAAAAATGCCAGATAGAAAACCATGGAGAGAATTAAAAAGCACTGAAATTATAGGCTTAAAGCGGAGACAATGCTCAAAATGCGACTATTACAGCAAGAGTGAAAATGCATGGAGTACAAATGCAACCTGTGATTATATCTTGATCGAAGAACATAGCAGAGGATGTGATCCAAGGGATTGTGTTAAAAATGGTATCTTCAAAAAGAAAGCGAGAGGAAAGTCAAGAGTAAAGCGAGTGATTCTATGAGAAAGATAAGCGAAATGTATAAGCGGTCTGGTGGTACAGCTTATCAGCATACCTGTTCAGATTGCAGATTCTTCCGTGGAAGCAAGCATCCGCAGTGCCTGCAATACGAACTGGAAATTGATTGGAATCCAGATTATATAGCTTGCAAATTTTACAATCTGGAAGAATCTCAGATTGATGGACAGGTAAACATCTTTGATTTGTTGTAAAACGTGATAATTGTTTTAAATAAAATGGCTAAAATTAATTTTTATGATATTCGTGAATATTGTTATGGTTAAAACAAAATAAGCGCTTAAAATCAAAAAAACAGGCTATCAATAGAAAGGAGGAACAGGAACCGCCGGCCGGCAAAAGGAATTCCCGGTTCCTCCTAAATTTTATGGATGAAATATTGAAATATGCTATTGAGAATGGTATTATAAATCCTGCACATGTACTTGAAGAAATACAAATGAAGAAAAATGAAGAAATATTAAAAAAATATAAAATATGGCAGGGAAAAAACAATAATTGGTATACTTATATTTATACAGAAAAAAATTCTAGAAAGCTAGTGAAAAGAAGTAGCCGAAAGGGAATTGAAGATTATATTATTGCTTTCGAGAAAGAAAAAACAGAAAAACCTAAAACATTTATGGATGTTTACGAGCATTGGATAGAAATTCAAAAAGAATTTGTGACGGATAACACTTTGTATAAGTATTCTACAGATAGAACACGTTATTTTGAAAAAAAAGAATTTACGGAAAAAGAAATTGAGAAAATGACAGAAGAAGACATAAAGGTATTCATTGTCAGAACTGTAAAAGATCAAAAACTTTGCAAAAAAGCGTGTAAAACTTTGTTTGGATATATCAAAAACACAATAGATAGTGCAAGGTCACAACATTTATTGAATTATGATCCTATGGAATTTCTTTCACCTAAAATATTTTATAAATACTGCACGGAGATAGAAAAGCCTTCAAGTCATAATACAATATCAGACCATGAACTTAAACTAATTATTAATCGCTGCAAAAAGGATTTTGATGAACAGCCAGAATACATTCCCTCATACGCAGTATATTTTGCAAGTCTCACAGGGATGAGAGTTGGAGAAATTTCGGCTTTAAAATGGGAAGATATAAATGAAAATTATATATCTATTAATAAATCAGAAAAATATAATAGAAATACAAAAGAATACTATATAGGAAAAACAAAAAATCAAATGAACAGATGGTTTCCTATGACTGGCGAAATTCGAAAACTTTTAATGAAATTAAAATCAGCAGAAATCAGCAATGGGTATATTAGTGAATGGTTGTTTTCAAACGAAAATGGAAGGGTTCATGCTCCTGTAATATCGTCATGCTTAAAAAACAAATGCAGGCAGGAAGGAATAGAAGAAAGAGGAATTCATGCATTTAGAAGAACAATAAATTCTAAACTAAGATGCAATGGAGTATCTGCCACTGTTGCTGCATCGTTGCTCGGGCATACCGAAGAAGTTAATGAAAAATATTATACATTTGATGTTAGCTCTTTGGAAGAAAAAAATAAAATTGTGTCAAAAGTGCAAAGGATTGGATGAATAAGAACATATGTTCTGATTACCTTTTTGGTTACCTTTGATTACCTCAAGTCTGGAAAGCCTTTAAAATCAAGGGTTTACGGATTAAAACGCGAGCCGTGAGGTCGCAGGTTCAAATCCTGTTGCCCCGATTAATGCAGTAAAATCAAGGGTTTGCGGACTTGGTATGAACGAGTGTTCTGATTACCTTTGATTACCTTTTACAAAAAGTACATATGAAAGGGAAAAGTACATGTGCAAAACAATAAAATCGCAGAGTTGCGATTATTTTTTTGCCTTTTTTCGGAAATTGTGTTATGTTCAAGGAAATGGAGGGAGAAATATGCAGATACACACAGCTTATGACGTAATGAAAGAGTTTTTAATCACGGATGCAGAGCTTGTTGGACAGTACGGAATCCCTAAAATTCCAAAGACTTTTATTCATCCAGGGAAAGATACTGTAGACTTTGCGGAGAGCTTCAGCAGGAAGATTAAAAACCATAAGGAACTTGATGTAAATTTCTTTGTGGACGATGTACAGTTTCAAAGATTATGGAATCAGCCAGACAAGTACATTGAACATTTAAAATGTTTTCATGCAGTCATTATGCCAGATTTCAGCATATCGGTTGGCAAGAATGGAATGCCGTTAGCTATGTGCTTGTGGAACAAATACCGGAATCATGCGTTGGCTCACTACATGATCTTGAATGATATTCCAGTAATTCCGAACGTAAGCATATTACCGGAATACTGCTGGGACTGGTGCTTTGATGGACTGCCAGATGGAAGCACAGTTGCCTGTTGCACCAATGGAAGAGTAAAGAGCAGGGCAGCACGGTTGGAGTTTTGCGTTGGTTTCAAGGAAATGGAACGTAGACTGAATCCACTGCGAGTTATCATTGTTGGAAGAATCCCGGAAGAACTTGAAACGGACACAGAGATTATAAACTTTGAAACCAGAAATCAGAAGATTAATAAGGAGGGCGTGAATGGGAACAACGACTGACAATTACCAGAGAAAGAAAAAACTTTCAAAGTCACAAATGAAGAGGACGCAACGTTTAGAAAAATCATCTCACAGAAGATATGGAACACGGAAGAAAGAAGGATTAAATAAATTGTGAATTTTGAATCAATCAGAACTTTACGCTATAGAAATATTTGTGCAAAATTAAAATTTAAGTGGCAGCTAGAAAATGCGAGAATTTTTCTGGTTGCCACTTTTTTTCTGGATTTCCTTGATTTTTGGCCGCCAAAATGATGTTGGAATTTGGAGATTATTCATAAGTTAGTTGCAACTATTGAAGTCTTGAACAGCTGCGACTTTTCCGCCGGCACAAATCAACCAGGGACAGCACCGGGAACCGATACAGCGCCGAGCTGATGAAGCCAGGAAACCACCCGGAACAATTGAACACCAACGAAGCAGACCGCCAGCCGTAGTTGTGGCAAATAAAAAGCAACCGACCACGAATAATAAGCCATAACAAAGAATACCGAATAATACAATAATAGTCTTGCTAAATGCGTCTTTAATGGCTTTTAATGTATTTAGCCTATACTTTATCGACTGCGGTTATAAAACGCCTTAAAATGGCAAATATGGTGCTATACAAGCGTATTGCAATATAGTTGTTGTAGCCATAATTGTTATATAGCCCGGACAGCTTCGGCAGATCAACGCAAAGCCGGCACAAATAAGCGGACACAATGCGCCAATTGAAAAGGTACACAAATAAAGCATAGCCGAACATAGCTATACAAGGCTATTATACACCCATAGCCGCAGACAGTCAATAAACCATGCAACACACTATAAAGCGTTTTAAAGGCTCATAAACGGCTTATAATGCAAACGTGGCATAAATCACCATTAACAGCATAAAAAGCCATTTAAGGCTAAAATAGCGCGTTAATTGTTTAGATTATAGTATTAAATTTACAAGGTACATCTGGCAGAATGCCAAAAAACCGTTTGCACGCCGTGAACGTGCTGCCGGACTGGATACCGGGAAGCGGTGAAAACTATTTGAAAATAATGCATTTTAACTTTTCAGCCGTAAAACTATCGAGAATATCATAAATATATGTTTTCAATAGAATTGTGTGTTCACTTAAAAAATAATCTGTAAAATTTTCGAGATCGTCACAGAATTGCTTTTGATTAATGGAATAAAATTCATCAATTAATTTGTTTTCAAGTTCTTGTGAAAATTCATCGTACAAAGAAATATTGTACTTTCCCGCAAATTGGATATATTCACTTTCACCAGTAAATAAAAAGTGCAAGATTTCTGTTTCCGGGCCTTTTTCGCAAATATCATTAATGTATTGATACAGGCTTTTATTTTCTAAAGCTTTGTTATTATCATCAAATACTTTATAATTATCAAAAAAATGCTTAATAGTTTCATTTACAACGCTTTCCCATTTTTCTATTTTTAACATTATCATATGTATTACCCCCCCCATTTTATGTTATTATATCATACGCTAAGCCAAAAATAAACAGTACAAAAACTCGCCCGGACTCGAACCGGGCAATGCATATTAATAGCCAATGATTAAATAATGAGCCAGGAGCAGAACTGGAAAAGCTGCCGCCACAAATCCGAGTAAATAGCACTTGATTGTATTAACAACTTTTTTATGGTGTATCTGCCGCCATTACTGATATGTTAATTTTTTATTCATTTAAAAACCTCCATAAGTCTTGTTTTTCTTGTAACATTTGTTCCAAAAATAAACGACTTTTTCCGCTTCTTTTTTCGTGCTGCAAATATTTGCGGAAGTAATGCCGGGGACTTGCAAGGAAAATAATAAATTGTCAGAGCTTGAGACCCGAAGAACAGAAGCAAAGTTTTTATTGTTTGTGCGTGTTGAAATTGCTATATAATGATATTTCATGTTTTAGCCCCCCCTTTTTAATCCAATAAACACTCTTGGGAAATGCAATATTTTTCTTTTAATAAATCAAAAGCCCTGTTTGTTACTTTGTAACAGTAAATACCGTTTTTTTGTTTCTATTAAGGTAATACCGCGCCCCTTTAATTCTAATTCAGTATATAAAAACCAGTGATTCCCATAATAAGAGCTGCGTGCTTCAATCTGTACGCCTTCCGGCTTTTGCTCGCCCATTTCCGGTGTATAATTGTAAACACCTGGCTTTTTTGCGATTTGTGGCGTTTTTATAGGATTCGCCAGCTTCTGGCGTTTCGTCCTTCCGATTCTGCGGAGCGTCAGAAATTCATTTTCTTTTATTTGTCCATGTTTTTCCATGTATTCTGCTGTTCCAAGATAGAAGTCGCAGCTTTCAACGCTTCTGCATACTGCAAAAAGCTTTACAAGATTTTCATAACCTTTTGTATTTTTAACTGGAAAATTAATTATTGTTGCCATGTGTGAACCTCCTACAAATCTTTTTTTCTTGGAACGTCAACAACTTCATAATCATTTTTACAAAGCTCTTTTAAACTTCTCAATGCTTCAATATTATTTTCCTGGATATCATAACCATTTTCACGGAGAAGATCAACGGCGGTAACAAGATACTGATTTCCATAGCCATACTGAATGCTACTTTTTAAAGCACGGCCATTTACAACAACCGTTACTGTGTGGTAAGTATTTCCATATAATTTCTGAAACCATCTACGACCTCTAATTACTAATGTTTCAATTTTTTTCATTGTTTTTTACCTTCACCCCTGTTATAATGGGGTTGCCTTTCTTTTTAGTTTGGTGCCCGGGATTAGTTGGAAGCTTGCCCGGGCTTTTTTATTTTGTTGTAATGTTTCTTTATGGTATTATAATAACACTATATAGTAATACTGTCAAGTGCTATTATATTATTTTTTAATTGACTTTTGATACTTTTTAGTGTTATCCTGTTTCCAGGAGGTGAAAAAATGGACGGTACAAAAATCATTAAAAAATTACTTTTGGAAAAAGATATAAACACTGTAGAGCTTGCGAAGCGTTTAGGCTGCGGAACCGCTAACCTTTACAACAAGTACAAAAGAAACAACTTTTCTTTAAATGAACTTGAAGAGATCGCCGCCGCTGTTGGCTGTAATCTGGAAATAACTTTTTCCGATAAACAAGGGAACTAGAATTTTTCAATTAATCAGTCCGTTTCCTTATGTCCTCATTGGCTTGAGTGGTTCGGGCGGTTCCGGTTGTTTGTCTCTTGTGTTCCTTTGTTGATATTATAATACCACATATAATGCACTTATACAATATGGAATAATAACTAAATAATGCACTTATATAGTGGCGCTTAATTGTGCATTGTGTATAATGCACTTATATTATTGACAATATAATGCACTTATGATATTATCATTATAAAAGGAGGGCTTACAACATGGAAGAATTAAAGACAACAGAAGCACAAAGAAAAGCTGTCAGAGAGTATGAGAAGAAGAACGACCGTATAAACGTTATTTTTCCAGCTGGTACAAAAGAAAAAATGAAAAAGCTAGGAATCGAAAAGCCAAATACATTTATAAAGGAAGTAATAGCGGCAGAGCTTGAAAGAATGGAGAAATATAAAAAATAATGCACTTATATTATTGACAATATAATGCACTTATGATATTATAAAGACAGTTAAAGAAGAACAGCACAGCCCCAGACAGGGGCAGATCAGGAGGGAAAATATGAAAGTAAATGAAATGCGCGGAAATCAATTCCTTCCGGGAAACTGTATTTACAGACCGGAGAATTACCCGGAGGACTGGCGGGAACGCCTGGAAGCTGGTGAAGCTATCAGCTACGAAGAGGACGGCAAGCAGTGTCAAATATGGTTAGAGGAAGAAGAAGAGGAAGAATAAAAATAAAGCCCTAGGAAATTAATCCCGGGGCTTTTAATATACTTATTTGTGGCGGCGTAACGACAATCGAGGGGTTAACAGCCCCACCGCCAAAGCTGTTAAGATATTAATAGCACAGGTTTTTAATTTTTGTCAAGAAAAATATTTTTTATTTTTGGTCTTGACTTTCTGAAAAACTTACAGTAACGTTATTATCAACGATGGTCGCGGGAACTCATGGAGGGGTAGTTATTGCAAAATCGTTTGCACCTGAACAGAATAAAGTAGCAGTTAACAAGCCAGATCAGCCAGGCATTAAAGCCCGGTAATAGTCTGGTTTTTATTATGTCTAAATGTATTATATATAATATATCTTTTACCCCTCCATAGATTCCCAAGACTAGAGTTTATTAAAAGATATGCTATACAGTACCGTATAATAATATATATAATATAAATATAAATGAAGATTATAATATAATACCACAAATATTATTTATTAATTAGTGACAAAATAAAGGGTTTTATTTTATGCAAAATTAAATTTGACAAGATATTAAAAACTGTGTTAAGGTATCAGCAACAAAGAAAACAGAATATTTTATTTTAAATTTTAGAGAATGTACCCGAACACCCGGAAGTTTTCCGGGGATAAGCTTTACCTGGTGACATTCTCTTTTTTATTTACAAATTAACGTGCTAAAGTGAGGTGATAACATGAAAGATAATACAGTAAATGTACAAGACGTAGATATCTATTTAGATAATATTAATATATATGCTGATGAATATATAAATACTGTATTATGTATATCACCAGACAATGAAAATTATAAGAAAGAAGTATCAGATAGCTTTGTAGATATGATTTTTTATATTGCAGATCATATACAAAAACCAAGTAATGATGATATAGAGCTATTAGATAAAATGTTTAATACTTATGTGAGATTATGCAGTAAATATCATGTATTGCCAACATTGGAGGTATTTAGTTTTTTAGTTGGGATTAATCGTACAACGTTTACTGACTGGATGAATGGAGTGTATAGAACAAACTCGTCACATGGTGACACGGCTAAAAAATGGTTCGATATTTGCAAAAATTGTGCAATTAATAGGCTGCATAACCAAACCGGAACAAATGCGAATTTGATATTTGTTGCAAAAGCTGCATACGGAATGGCAGAAACTGCACCAGTGCAAGCTGCGCAACAATACGGAGTACCACAGCAGACCGCGCAGCAGATCGCGGAGAAACACAAAGCGGCACTGGAGCTTCCAGAGATGGAAAAACCGGAGCTATAACAGTAAAAACACTATATGTTGTGATTGCGAAGAAACGGATTCTATATCTAGTAATACGTAATGTGCAAATAGGGTACACCCTAAAAAGACACTTTATAAAACACTGTTTTTTGTGCAATATTACAACGGATTTTGTATAGCATTCCCTTGACTACTGCCGAAGGCCTACGATAAACAGCGACTAGGCAAGGGCAGCTGGTCCCATGGGGCGGTGGGCTGATTTGCCAGCGTCCGCACTGGATGACCGGGAGGGGGGGTATATATAAAACCCCAGTCAGCGGTAGTTACCACCGAAACCGCCCGAAAAAACAAAAAAAGCTCTCCTTAACATGGCAAGGATTGATTAGAAAGTAAAAAAAAGAGAACCATCAAGGCTCTCTTTTCAGATCATTGCTATTAAATTTTACTATGATATCTGGAAATGCTTCAACAGAAATTTGACAACCAAGAAAGTCAAGAATGGCTATAAGTTCATAAGCAGAAAGAGTTTCTCTGGAAAACTTGTTAGCTAGTGCTTGTGGTGAAGTTCCTAGATGTTCAGCAACTTGAATATTTGTAATTTTTTTCATTTTCATTATTTGCTTAATTTTTTGAGATACCATATAAACACCTCCTACTTACATAATAAACGCAAATGTTATAAAAATCAATTAAAATTCACTTAAACGTGTGATTTACTATTGAAAAAACACACATTATAGTGTATAATTGTTTTATAAAGAAACAGGAGTGTGTATATATGAAAGTAGGATATGTAAGAGTTTCAACAGTAGAACAAAATGAAGCGAGACAGATTGAAGCAATGAAAGCAGATGGTGTTGAAAAAATTTATATGGATAAAAAATCTGGGAAAGACTTCAATCGTCCAGAGTATCAGAAAATGATTGTTTCTCTTCAAAAAGGTGACATTCTGGTAATCCATTCAATTGACCGTCTTGGAAGAAACTACGAAGAGATTATTGCTGAATGGCGAAAAATTACAAAAGAGATTGAAGCGGATATCATTGTACAGGATATGCCGTTGCTTAATACTACGCAAAACAAAGATTTGACAGGAACACTGATCGCAGACATAGTTTTGCAGCTTCTCTCATATGTAGCGCAAAGAGAAAGAGAAAACATTAGACAGCGTCAAAAAGAAGGCATTGCAATTGCAAAAGCCCAGGGCAAATATAAAGGTCGTTCCAAAAAAGAGATAAACAAAGACCTTTTTGAAGAAACCAAACGAAGTTGGCAAAGAGGGGAAATAACAAAAGTACAATTTGCCGAGATTATGGGAGTTTCAAGAAGCACGTTATATAAACTTTTAGAGGGGGATAAAGATGATTGATTTTACAAACAAATGCATTGTTACAGAAAACAATGTTGAATCAGAACAGTTGCTTAAAAAAGCAATAGCTCAAGGATTTAACTTGCCAAAAGGTGAAAAAGCAATGGAATCACATAGATACTTTCGTTTTATCGGGAGTCCGTATAAACATGTTGTAGCTCCTTATGAAGTAAGTTCGAGCGACTTCAACAAGGCGGTTAGATATTCGGAGTTGTTTGGTGATGAGCAAGAAGAGCTAAGAAAAATTGTTGATTCAGCTGCAAGATGGTGCCGGGCATATGGATATGAACATTTGAATGTATATGCAAACGAAGAACTTGAAAGTTATACTGGAAAGGCAATCGCAAAGACAACAGACAATATCATACAGCGTGCTTATGTTGAAATAAAGAAGCCACGTAAACTGACTGTTTCAGAGTTGGAAGAATACTTAGGATATCCAATTGAAATTGTAAGTTGAGGTAAATGCTCATGAAACCAAACCCACAATCCGAATCCATCCGCATCCGGTTTTCCGAAAAACAGAAAAAAAGGCTTCTGGAAGAGAAGAACCGAACAGACAGGAGTGTATCGGATATTGTAAGACAAGCAGTTGATGAATATTTCGGGAGGAAAAGACGTGCTTAAATTTTTCTCAAAAAATAAAAAAGACGTTTCAGTTCCAGAAGAATACGAAAAGAAATTCCCGAATGCAGATACAAAACGCATAAGAAAAGACAATATAGTTGTTCATTCGAGTGGAATATGTGCAGACGGGAAATTTTACAACACAGAAAATGCAGAAAAGATATTTTCTGATAATATTGACTGCGACCATTACGGATATACATGTTATTCAGAAAAGACTTATTTTTTAACAGCAAAGGGAAATTGGTTTTCAGCATTTACAGCTATCAATGGCTATAGAGAAGAGAACCAAGAAGAAAATACAATAACAACGTGGGTACATATTGCTTATGGCTCTTTGCAAGTTGAAGATAAAGAAAATATAAAAATATTATTGGGAAGGAAAGACATTGACCTTTACAAGAAATATTTCGGGGAGGTAGAAGAGGGATGATGAATTATTTTTTATACAGTATTGAGAATGCTGTCCGTTCATGTGAAAAAGAAGAGTATATTCCAAGAGATGCTACTGGAATACTTAAAGTACAAAATGGAGAAGTATTTTCAAAGGAAAATGGAGAATGGAAAAAGTTATCCATGCTATACGCACAAATAAGTGATAACAAGGATAGTCTTCCCGAATCCCCCATTGATGTAGCGCCTATGCTTATCAATGCCACAGTAACTAACGAACTACCGACTGAGAAAATTCCACTGTCTTCATTATTGGAGCAGAAAACATGGGAAATTCCAAAATACAACATTCTACAGTTGGAAGAGATTGCGAAACACCTCCTTCTCTACTGTGAAACTAAAAGAAAGGGGCGCGAAGATGTCTTTAGTAAAAATCACAAACCCCAACCCCAATGATTGGCTCGGCACAAAATATTTCATTGATGGAAATGAAGTTCCGAGAGTAAGATCAATAAATTTCCATACCGCAGTAGATGAAATACCAGTGGTTGAATTTAAAATGATGGCTGTTCCAGACATTGAGATGGAGTGCTTGGCACAAATTAGTGTCACTTCTCAATCAATTGCTGATGCAATTTCAGTTTTAAGGCACGAATTACTACAACACGGAGAAATTTACAATGGCTTCAAATCAAGCCTAAAATCGGCTTTAGAATCATACAATTACTGTGGAATGCCATTTGAGCCAGAGGAAGAGATTGCAGAAAAAATTCTGGACTTCTTAATTGGGGAGGAAAAAGAAAATGAATGCACTTAATGTAATCGGAACAGCTGTAAATCTTGCATTTTTCGTTCTGGTTCTTGCCGGTACTTTAGCCATACTGGACGAAGAAGGAAAGACAAGCGTAATACAGATTTTATTCTGTATTTGTTTAGAAATATGTTTCGCACTGAATATTTTCTTAATTTGCACGAGGTAAATGAGGATATAGAATTGAAATTTTCAGAAACATTTAAACTTATGAAACAGGGAGCAAAAATGAAACTTCCAGGATGGAACGGTTACTGGCGCTGGGACGATGAAAAACAGACGATTATGATTCATTGCAGACCAAAAGATTCCGACGAAGGACAGGAAGAAGTCCTTGATATCCGTGAAATGCAGAGAGTGGAATACACTTTTATGCACACACAGAGAGATGACTGGATGATTGCTGATGAGAATAACTGTGGTGTTCTTGGTGGTCAGTCAACATTTGGATTCGGTGACGCTATCCGCTATCTGAAAAGAGGACTTAAAGTGTCTCGTAAAGGCTGGAATGGAAAGAAACAGTACATTCAGATTGCCACTGGAATTTCATATAAGACTGCTGATAATGAAATTGTAAATTGTGAGCATGATGCAATCGGAAACAAAGCCATTGCTTTTGTCGGAACATCTGGCGTACAGATGGGATGGCTTGCATCTCAAGCAGATATGTTAGCAGAGGATTGGATTTTTGCAGAATAAGAGGTAATCCCCATGTATTTACCAATTCCAATTGGAATTATCCCGATTGAGTTAATCGAAAGGGTTAAATTCATAAAAGCACCGTTTCGGCTTAATCCATGTAGGCTCGGGAAAGCCTATGAAAGTGATAAGTCGAGGCATCCAGAGTAGCGGAAGCTCTTATTGATGAATATACTAGGAATTATTAAATATTTGGAAAAGAAAATTTCCATCCTGGAAAAGAGTAATCGGTAAGAGCGGAAAATTTATATACTTGTTTAGCTTAATATCACGACTTCCCCGGTCTTAATGGTGCGCCGGGGTTGATGGGCTATCGCCAAATGGTTAAGGCATAGGATTTTGGTTCCTATATTTGTCGGTTCGAATCCGACTAGCCCCGTTTGCAATATGATAAATATTGCAAAATTTTCTTTTTTCATACAACTTTCGCTTCGGTCTTCTAGCCCAACGGGGCTGATTAAAGGGGCTTCAAATGTCCCGGAAGACTTTCTGAAATCCAAAAGCGTTTCAGAAAACCTTTGTTGCGGCTGGCGGTCAAGAACTGCAACAGTGCCAGAAATAAATCTATGGCGGGCTTATTTCTGGTATCTCAGGAAGCTTAGTTCAGCGGTAAGAGCAACGGCCTCATAAGCCGTAAGTCCTGGGTTCGAATCCTAGAGCTTCCATTTCTTCTAAATGCCATTCATCCGTAATATGGGTGGAAAAAACTTCCAGTTGAGCGTGTGGATTGGGTAGATTTAGGTGCGATACGGCGTAGCCTAAATGGATCTGATTTCCCGGCTGGTATATCTCGGAGTTAAAAATATTAACGCAGCGCACGTTAATAAAAGGAGTTTTCAAGAGATGCCGTTCTAAGACGCATAAAAATATCCAGTGAATCTACAGCACTAAAACTTGTAGATAGTGGAAAGCATAACACGATAAACCTATTGCTAACCCGGTTTTTCCGGGTTCCGGCAGGATAGAGAAGTGGAATCTCGCAAGGCTCATATCCTTGAGAACGGCGGTTCGAATCCGTCTCCTGCAATTCCATCTACCAGGTGTAGATAGGATATCTTACTTTAGCATAGCTATTGTTAGTTCTTGCACATAAATGCGGATGCGTTTGTGTGCATTCGTGCAGGCATATAGACGCAACTCACTAGCGATCTTGTGCAAAAACTTTTTAGAGAGATAAGACCAATGCCCGTGAGGAGTGATAGTCGGGGATTCTAAAAAAATCATCTAGTTTAGCGTTTTATGATGAAAAAAGAAACATAGCTCAGTGGTAGAGCAATGATACTCAATATCATGTGACACAGGTTCGATTCCTGTTGTTTCTATCTGGCAATGGCAATTTGCCAGAAGTTGCATTTTCCCCCTAAAGTTCCAGTGTTTCTCGTTGGGAGATTTATGCCGTTCAAGTCGGCACACTGGATTTTTCTAAATCGAGGTAATTTATGAACGAAAAAAGTTGTAAGAATTGCAGAAGACATGATGACTTCACATGAGTTTGCTTCAATGGCGATAGTGAATATTGTGCAGACTTTACTGAGCCAGGGTGTTGTTGCGAGTTTTGGGCGGGAAAACAAGATGGAAAACAAGGAGACATAGTACCGATGAGCGAACTTTCTGACCTTATAAATAGAGGTGGTTTAATCGATGATTTTAAGATAGAAAAATCCCAAGATGAGCCACCTACACAACCAATAAAGTTAGCTGATTGTCTGATTGACAGAGGATTGCAAGATGGAATTCGTCTGTATGGGAAAAATGATCTTAGAAAAATTGCAAATTACTTATTGATTTACTGTGGTGATGAAAATGATTGAAGTATGTGGTAAAGAAATAAAAGACGAATGCTCCAAATGTGGACAGATTCTGGAATGTGAATTGTTCCGGCAGGGACATGGAATAAAACAGGAACGTGAAAACATAGCAAAGATGATTGAATGTCAGATGAAGCACAGGGAGAGGAGGGAATTTGAATGCTAAATTTACTTGATAAACGCAATTGCCCTGTTTGCGGTGGAATATTGAAATGTGAAAATGCCGATTTCACAAACCATTTTATAGAAAAAGGACTCTTTTTAAATGTGACATGGCAATGCACCAATTGCGGCGCTGAATATACTGCAAAACTTGAATTAACCCCAAACGGATATGAGTTGCAAGACCGTGAAGCAAATATTAATGTAGAGGATAATTTTTCAGCTGAAAAATTTATGCTTGGAAGAAACAATTTTCGAAGACAGAGGTGGTAAATATGAAATTTGAGGATATGGCAAACTGGACAGAGGAACAGTTGAAAAATGAAGTTGTTCGTTTGGCTGATGAATGCGAGAAAAAACAGCATATAATCCTGGACTATGAAGCTTTATCGGAGACAATTAACCAAAAGCTTCTTGAAAATGATAACTGGAAGATTCCGATTGATGGAATTGAAAATGTAGATACTGGTCATCCATCTATAGAATGGTATGAACAACGCCACCAGGATGACTGTATTAGAATCAACGAGTTAACTGTTACTGTTGACACATTGGTTGACCGATACGCTAATTTAAGGAAAAACAAAGGAATGTGCTGATATGGGCGAAAAGGAAGAATTAAAGCATTTCTTTACATGTAATGGTGAAGTGATTGAAGAAATACCAGAGATTTCAATTTCGGATGGTGCTTTTGTTATCGAAGGCGGTATTCTTCACAGAAATGAGGACGGTACACTTTGTAGCATAGGCAAGCCGTTAAGTATTGAACTTAAATGTAAATTAAGTGATGAACTATTTTGGACACTAGTTGCCCCAAATCGAATAAACCAGAACAATTTCCGTAAAATACATGGGATTCCGAAGCGGAGGAAAATTAATGGATCAAGAAAAAACAAAAGGTTGTCCAGAATGGAGAACACAAGTACAACAGGCACCTTTCAAAGAAATTGTTGACTTTGCAAAAGCACATCCATGCGATTATATGAGAAAAAGCTTACGCCAATATCCGTATTGGGGAAACCAAGACAATGGTTTTAATAGGAAGAAATTTAAGGAGATTTTTAATGAGCATTAAGTCAGCATTAGAATCCGAAGGAATAGATTTTTCTGAATACATGAACCCACCCGAACCGTGGAATGGACAGGCATTATTGAGGAATATCAATGGAACGAAATACGCCTGTTGTCCTTTTTGCCAGAAGAAAGCGCTTCTGATTAGCCCAAACACGAAGATTCAGCACTTGAAACTGAAATGTAAGGGTAGTAATTGCAAGAAAGAGTTTGAGGTGAATGTATGATATGGAACGAAGAAATATCCTTTGATGGATTCCAAAATAAGATTGATGAGTGGTACAAGGATAAAGACTTTGAACTGTGCGACCCACCTGTCAGTGCTCAGTTTGCTTTAGACTTGATCTTCAAGACATTAGTAGATGATAGAGAAGATTATCCATATCTCACAACTATGTCAGAAAACGTAGAACAGACAAATAGCATTATGCTTGATTTAATTCTTCGTAAATACAGTCGCAAATACAGAAAATACTTGAAATCAAAAAGAAAGATGGTGAGCAAATGAACAAAATCAGAAAAATATGTTGGATAATTGCGAATTTCATAATATCCAAATGGGTAGCAGATTATTTAATAGCTACAATACAAATGATGATTGAAAATAATTGGGGACTTTCAGCAATACCATTATTAACAATGGCAGTATTCGCAGAGTGGAAAGTAATTGAAAATATTTTTACGGAATTAAAAAGATGATTTTATCAAGAAAGGATATGTATGACAAAACAAGAAGCCGTAGTAATTGAAACCTACACAGGAATTTGTATGCTTACAGGGGATGACCGAAGACTTGCATACGAATACGCAGAAAAACTTTTAGGTCATCCGATATATACACATGAATTTCTAAAATATGCTGACAAGCTGAAAGAACTTAGTAAGCCAGATTTTATTGAAATTTGCAGAAAGTTAGGTGATTGAATGAATCCAGTATTTATATTTCTAGTGATATGTGGAGCAGCAGCAGTATGGTTCCTGCTTTACAAATTATTTCAACCACTAGGTAAATTATTGAACCACATTGGCAGAAATGCTATTGATGAGTTAAATAAAGACGAAAGTCAAAAAGAGGAGGATAATAAATGAAAAAAGGACTTTTAGGTGGAATTGGATTAGCTGTTGTAATCATTGCAGGACTTATATGTGTTGCAAAGTGCAGTGTGAGAGTTCCGGCTGGTTACATTGCGGTAGAGTACAAAATGAACGGAGGAATCTCTAAGAATGTACTTACACAGGGATGGCATGTGATTTCACCAACAGTAAAAACTTCACTGTATTCCGTTGGAATCGAGCAGTCTTATCTTACATCTGAGGATAAGGGCGATTCTCCAAAAGATGAAAGTTTCAAGACACCAACGGCAGATGGAAAATCGCTTCAAGTCGACCTTGAATTTTCTTATAAATTCGATCAGAGCAGAGTAACTGATGTATTTACTCAGTTCAAAGGTCAATCCGGGGAATCTGTGAAAAATACTTTTATTAAGCCTAAGATGAAAGCATGGACGCAGGAAGTAACTGCGAAGTATCCAGTAACAGATGTTTTCGGTGATAAACGCCAGGAACTGAATGAAGCACTTGACGAATATCTTAAACAGAAGTTTGAGCCATACGGAATTATTATTGATACAGTAAACTTTACTTCCATTTCCACTGATGATGAAACACAGGCTGCAATCCAAAAGAAGGTAAATGCACAGCAAGAATTAGAACTTGCTAACATTGAAGCTAAAACAGCCAAAGTACAAGCTGATAAAGATAAAGAAGTTGCACTGATTGCGGCTGAACAGGAAAAGGAAAAAGCATCTATCCAAGCGGAACAGGCAAAGATTGATGCAGAAGGAAAAGCAGAAGCAATTAAGATTAAAGCTGAAGCCGAAGCGGAAGCAAATAGAAAAATTGCAGAATCTCTTACTCCCGAACTGATTGAGAAACAGAAGATTGATAAATGGAATGGTGAAGTACCAAAAATTCAAGGAAGTAATACTTCTACCATCGTAGATACAAGAGATATGACAGCTGATGAGAATGCTAAATAATAAATAAAACAGTCAAGAGAGCCACATGAGAGCCAGACTAAATCCTAAAAAGAAAGGAGGTCTGGCTCTATTTTTATGGGAAAAATTACAGAAGGCTCGATTGAATGGTATCGGGCAGTACTGAATCAGATTATCAGTAGTGATATGACAATCTATCAGAACCAAAAAGATTGCCTTGATTTGCTCTTGAACATGAATATTGACCTTCCTTTCAACAAGAACCAAGAAGCACGGAAAATGGCTATGAAAGTAAGTCAATACTCACATAACATGGCAGAGAAGTGTGCCGCATTAACTGGTAGTGGTGACTTTGATGATATCTATTGGCAGTATTTGTTACTGGAAGCGCAGAATTATCAAGTAGACAGTGGATTGTTATATCTTGAAAAAAATCGTATTCCAAAAGAGCGTTTTTACGAACCAAGAAGAAATGTATTTATGCAGCATAATATTATAGGTTCACTTCAAGACTTGATGGATGACAAACTGGATATATTTGCATTGAGCGTACCGCCAGGTTGCGGAAAATCTACGCTAGAAGATTTCTTTCTTTCCCTGGTCGGTGGATGGTTCCCAAACGATTTTAACCTGTCATCCGCACACAGTAGTATTTTGACACGTTCCCTTTATGATGGTGTTCTGGAAATTATTAATGATCCAGTAGAATATACGTGGAGTGAGATATTTCCAAACATTGATTTAAGTAAAAAGACAAGTAATGCAAAAGAAACAACTGTAAATCTTGAAAGAAATGGTCGTTTCAAAACATGGACATTTAGATCAATTGATGGTTCTTTGACTGGTGCTACACGTTGTAACAGATTTCTTACAGCGGATGACCTTGTGTCTGGTATCGAAGAAGCATTGAATAAGAGCCGACTTGATACATTATGGACGAAAGTAGTAAATGATCTTCGCTCACGTAGACTTGAGGGATGCAAGGAATTTTACATTGCCACCAGATGGTCTGTGCATGATCCTATTGGAAAACTTCAACAATTGTATGCCGGGAACCCAAGAGCAAGATTTATTGCAATACCGGCATTAACAGATGATGGAAAAAGCAATTTCTTATTCACTGTGAATGGATTTTCAGAAAAGTATTTCAATGACGCAAAAGAATCAATGGACGAGATTTCTTTTAACTGTCTGTATCAACAGAAACCAGTAGAACGTGAGGGATTACTTTTACCACCAGATAAGCTGAAAAGATTTTTCTTTGACAGAGAAGATGTTCCAGATGGCTGTACAGATGAATATGTGATTATGCCAAAAAGAGAGCCGGATGCTATTTGGTCTGTGTGTGATACAAAGGATAAAGGAACTGATTTTGAGTCTCTCCCAATTGCATACCAGTATGGAGATAAATATTTTATCCCAGATGTAGTGTTTGACGATAACACAGACTACGATATCTTGGATAAGAAAACAGCGGATATTTTGATTAGGCACAATCCGCATATGTCGCGTTTTGAATCAAATAATGTTGGAAGCCGTGTAGCACATAATGTTCAAAAACTTATTGACGGTAAATGCCGTACAAAAATTGAAACAAAAGTTACGACAACTAACAAAGAAACGAAAATTCTTGTCAATTCCAACTTTATAGCAAATCATTTTTATTTTTTGCACCAAAGTCAGTATAAACCAAAATCAGATTATGGCTTATTCATGGCAAATGTAACCACTTATACTACCAGAGCGAAGGTACTCCATGATGACGGAATAGATTCTTTAGCAATGCTATCTGATTATGTTCAGAATCCATTAGGAGGAACCGCAACAGCAACACAGAATCCACTTTGGGGAAGGAGATAGAATATGATGACTACAGCTCAATATTTACGCCAGATTGAAAATTATGATAACAGAATCAAAAACAAGCTTATCGAAGAAGAACAGCTCAGTTCTCTTTCCACAAGTGTATCTGCAATTCCTGTTGGAGAAAAGGTACAAACTTCTGTAAAACGTGATCCGATGGGAGATATGGTTGCAAAGATATTTGATCTGCGAGAAGAGATTTCAAAAATGATATCCGAATTTTTACAAAAAAGGCAAGAAATAGTCCGAACTATAGAACAGGTTGAAGACCCATTACTGTATGACATATTATTTAAGCACTATGTTGAGTACAAATCTTTGGTTCGCATTGCAGATGAGATGGGTTATTCAGAGATTCACATTAAAAAAAAGCATTTAAAAGCCATAGCAGAAATAAAAAAGATAAAAGGTTTTGAAAGATGATACCGAAGTATACTGAAAGATACTTTTAATATGTGTAGAATATAAAGTAGAGCATTGGATTAAAACATCCAGTGCTTTTTATTTTGTAGAAAGGATGGTTCGGCTCGTGAGAAATACAATGAATTTTGTAGATTTATGCCGAGGAGAATTCGGTAGAAAAGTAGCCTACACAGGCGTTGACCGAATCACTCCACAAAATGTAGTAAAAGTAGTATCAGATACAATTGGCATACATAATAGAAACCGAACGTTGATTGATTACTTGTACCGGTACATGAAAGGCGATCAGCCGATATTATACCGAAATAAAATAGTCCGTCCAGAAGTTAATAATAGAGTGGTAGAAAATCACGCATTTGAAACTGTAAAATTTAAAGCTGGACAGATTTGTGGAGAGCCAATCCAGTATGTATGCAAAAAGAAAAATGCAGATGAAAAAATAAATGAGCAAGTTGACCTTTTAAATGATTATCTGGATGAAGCCAATGCAGATGCAAGAAACATCCAAAGGGCAATATACCAGAGCGCAACAGGAACTTCATATAAGGCTATTCTGAAAGAAGAGGACTGGACAAAAAACGGAGATTTACCACCGTTTAGAATCTTCATTCCATATCCAGGTGATTGTTACATTGTATACTCACAGAGAAATGGGAAACCAATGCTTTCCGTGCAGATTTTAAAAGATGAAGATGAACAGCAATATTATTTATGTTATTCAAAGAACCAGTTTTTTGAAATCAAGAATGGAAAAGTAACCAACTACGGCATCAATGGTTTTGGCGGGATTCCTATCGTTGAATGTCCGAATAATCACGACAGACTTTCAGATGTTGAAATTGCAATCACCTTATTTGATGCAATTAATAAATATCAGTCTGATAGATTAAATGGCGTTGAACAGTTTGTGCAAGCCTTTATGAAGTTTAAGAACTGCGAGGTAGATGAAAACGAGTTTTTGAAAATGGTAAAACTTGGTGCTATCTCTGTTAAAGATACTGGAAATGGCTGTCAGTCAGATGTTGAACTGATGACCGCTGAACTGAATCAATCAGAGAGCCAGGTTGCAAAGGACGATATCTACAATAATATGCTGATTGTGGAAGCAATGCCAAACCGCCAAAGCAATAGCGGAGGAGATACAGGAAATGCCGTATACCTTCGTAATGGATGGGACTTCGCAGAGAGAGATGCAAAATTGGTAGAAGCATTCACGAAGGAAGCTGAAAAGGAATCTGCCAGAATCATTCTGAATATTATTCGCGGCACATCAAATGATGTTAATATCTCAACGCGAGATTTCGATGTAAAGATAACCAGAAACCCGACAGACAATATGCTTGTAAAAGCACAGGCACTTGATTATCTGTTTAAAAATAAAATTCATCCGCTTATTGCACTGATTACTTGCGGTTTATTTAGTGATCCGCAGAAAGTCTACGAAATGAGTTTACCGTATCTGGGAACTATTTACCCGGAACTGGCAGACCCGGAAGCGGAAATGCAGAAAGCACAGCAATTACTTGACGGAAAGTTTCAAAATCCGTCCAAAACAGAACCAATGGCAAATTCTCCATCTAACGAAGAATGAACCAAATTTCGATTATTTAAGGAGTTTTAGAGAAATCTAAGGCTTCTTTTTTAATACCCAAAATCAAATAAATTGCAACAGCCCGTGAGCGTAAATCGGGTACAGACCATGTGCGGAGCGAACCGTGTTGAAAAAGCGTATTGGACTGGAAGAAAGGAGATTTCAATGACAAGAGAACAGGCAAAACAGGCACTTATCGGTATGGGAGTTGCAGAACCTTCCGAGGAACAGGTTTCTAAGCTTCTTGATTCTATTTCTGCTGAAACTAAGAAAGAGAAAGACAAAAATGTTTCTCTGAAGGAAAAAGCTGAAAAAGCAGATTCACTGGAAAAAGAGTTGGAAGAGCTGAAAAAGCAGAACATGACCGAAGCAGAACGGCTAGAAGCTGAACGCAAGAAAGAAAAGGAAGCAGTGGATAAGGAGTTAGCTGATTTGAAAGCTGCGCTTGCAGAATCCAACAAAAAAGCCCTTACCAGTGAAATTACTTCTATGTTCGCAAATGCAGGACTTTCAACCGAAACATACGCGAGTGCTATTAAAGCATACGCATCTGCACCGTATGAGAAACCAGAAGATGCAATGAAAGAAGTCGAAACTTTTGTTAAGGGAGTTTCCGAAGCAAATAAAACAGCACTTGATACCGCAAAAGCAGCTTGGGAGAAGGAAGCATTGGAAAACACTCCGAATCCGGGTGGTGGTAGCGGTGGGAAAGCTACAGTAAAAAGTGATGCTGCTGAATTTGCAAAAGCTTACTCAGCAAAAAAGAACCAGGAAACTAAATCAGTGGACGGTAACGCCCCTGTAAATATTTAAGTAAAGGAGATATAAATAATGGCTTTTATGAAAACAGAGCAGTATGAGTCCACTCCAAATATTCTTGAATCCGAGGTCGGACTTGTACTCAAAACCTACACAGCAGATCAGACAAATGCTGAAACAGTTGGAACTAAGAAAATTATCAAAGCAGGTTCCGTATATCCAACAAATGCGACAGGCGCAATCGGCATTGTATTTGAAGATGTTGATATGACAGATGATACCAAGAGACCAATTTCCGTGATTGTCGCAGGCCGTGTTCTTGAAAAGAGACTTCCAGTAACAGTTGACACTACTGCAAAAACAGAGCTTGAAAAATCCGGAATTGTTTTTGTAGTCACAGAAGACCCAGTATTTTAAGGAGGTATGACAAATGCCATTTAATATTTTGGAATCAATTACCCAAGAAGAAAGACTTAACTTTTCTCAGAATTTCAGCGTTAAAAGACCAGGTATTCTTGACACCATTTTCCCAGATACAAAAACCCAGTATCTGAAAGCAGAGTATTACAGACTTATGGCTGGACAGAATCTCCCGGAAGTTGCATTCGTCCACGCTCTTGATAGCGAAGCAGAAATCGGCACAAGACCTGGATTTGAAAAAGTCCTGACTGAAAAACTCTTCATTAAGAGAAAAATTAATCAGTCCGAAAACTTACGGCAGGCAATTGAAAACGGTGTGCCGGATAATGAAGCGCTGAAAAACTTTGTATTTGATGATGCAGCCAGACTGTTCGAGGGCGTTGTTACAAGAGCAAATGTTATGAAAGGACAGTTCCTTTCCACTGGTGCTGTAACAATCAAAGAGAACCATGTTGACATGGGAATTGACTATGGCGTTCCAGCAAGTGCAAAAGTAACGCTTACTGATTGGTCTAAGCCAGATGCAGATATCATGGGCGATATCCAGAAAATGGTAGCTGTAGCAGAAGGCAACGGCTATGTAGTAAACAAAGCTGTTACTTCTCTTAAAATGATTAACTACATGCGGAACAACACTGCAATGCAGACAGCTGTTCTGGGTGCTGCAAATAAAAGGCTTCTCACAAAGCAGGAGCTTGCCAATCTGCTTATGCAGGAATATGAAATCACAATTGATCGTTGTGATGAGAACTTTAATTTCAGAAAAGCAGATGGAACCCTGAAAACAGCCAGATACCTTAAAGAGGATGTATTTACTCTGTATGAAGCAGATGCTAACGGTTCTTTCGGTGTTGGTCTCTGGGGTGTGACACCTGAGGAACTTGAATACAGACAGTTCATTCAGGAAGAGAATCGTTCCTTTGTTACTCTTTCCATGTGGGCTACACAGGATCCAGTTGCAGTATGGACAAAAGCATCCGGTATGTTCGTCCCGGTTGTACCCAAAGCCAACGGCGGTATCGTGATCGGTACCAAAGCGGGGGAATAACCGGGCATAGTCTCGATGAAAACAGCCAGTCACCATCTGTAGAAAGTGCTTACAATGAATCAATACATAAGTATACAGAAAGCGAGTTGTCTAATATGACTGTATCTCAGTTAAGACAACTCGCAAGTGATAACGGCTATGCCCTGACAGCAACTAATAAGGCTGGAATAATATCAGAGATTTTATCTCAGCAAAGGTAGGTGATTAAATGGACGAACAGCTTATAGAGGACTTGACAAATTATCTTGAAGATGATGAAGAAACTGCGAGGATGATTCCTCTTTCAGCAAAGAGGGCTATTCGTTCATTTAAGAAGAAAAGGAATTATCCTTCATCTTACAGTGATGAGAAAATAAATTCCGATATGGAGAAATGCTATGACTGCATATTTGATTTGGCTCTTTTCTTTCTAGTAAAGCAGGGAGCTGAGTTTCAAGGATCACATTCCGAATCCTCTGTGAATAGAAGCTGGGATTCCGAAACTGAAATCTATGTAAATCATGGAGTTTTTCCATTTATCGGATTCTAAGATGGTGTGTGCGTGATACGTCAATCCTCCCACGTATCGCAGGGGTGCTTCAAATTAGGTGGGTAGAAGCAATATCTTAAAAATGGGAGTGATGGAAAGGAATAGCGATGGGATGTGAACACGAGTGCGTCAACGAACACCGCTTAAAAGAATTGGAAAGTGCCGTCCATGAGATGAAAGAAAAGCATTCCAAAAGGGATGGAGTTTTTTTTGAACGTATCAATGCGCTGGAACAGAAAATTGCTTTATACAACAATGACCTGGGACACATTAAGGATACAGTTGACGAAATGAACGACAATTTAAAATCACTCATGGAAAAGCCAGGAAAGTTACAGGACAAAATAATTGCTTATGTCATAACTGGCATAATTGGTATTGTTTTAGGCTTTGCCCTAAAAGGCATTTTCCCGGTGTAAATATTGATTCCACTAACAGGGAGGACAGTGGAATGGATGATTATAAAGACTTTTCAGAAGATGAAAGAATCTTCTATTTGCGTGAAGCTGGATTTGATTCCAGAGAAAAGGAGTTATTCCGATTGCGTGTTTATGAAGAAAAAACGCTTGCAGAAGCTTCAGAAATCATGGGGTACAGCACAAGAACCGTAGACCGCATAAACAGAAAATTAAAGAAGAAAATTATGAAAGTTGCCCCGATGTATTGTCGGGGCTTTTCTTTGTATTAATAGAAAATGGCGTATTTATGGCGTTATCATGGCGTGTTAATCAACCTCTTATTATTGTAAAATATAGTTATAAAAACAAGGGAGGTTTGAGATATGCAGTATGGTAATCCGTATTTTGCACAACCATTTCAACAAATACAACCGTATCAAGATAGATTAGCGCAATTACAGAATAGTTATCAACAGGCAATGCCATACGGACAGGCACAAATTCAACAACCAATGCCACAAGTACCACAAATTCCCATGTTACAAGGGCAGATGGTCGATGGCATTGATACTGTAAAGGCAAAAGATGTAGATATGTCTGGAAGCCCTGTTTATTATCCAAAAACTGACGGTACAGAAATATATAGAAAACAATTACAGGCAGATGGAAGAAGTAGAATTTTTGTTTATCGACTTATAAATCCGGAAGAACAACAGCAACCAAAGGTAGAAGAAAAACCGATTGACATAGAAGCTATGTTTAATCAACTTCGGAACGATGTTTGTTCTGAGATTTCCGAAATAAAGAGTATGTTCCCGACACAAATGTCGGTAACACCGGACCCCAAGCAGAATGGAGGTAAACAGAGATGAATTTTAGTCCAAACGCCATGATGAAAAAGCAATTTGAGAAAATGATTACTCAGAGGTTCGGAAGTGTTGATAACATGATGAACGATATGAGTAAATTTGCAGGGAATAATCCAACATTAAAAAATGCGTTGGATTTATATAAAAAAGGTGACGCAAGTCAATTGCATCAAATCCAACAGAATGTTTTTGAAGAAAAGCATTTATCTCCAGATGGAATTATACAGAAATTCCTTGGATTATAACACTTCCCCATAATTGGGTGATTAAGAATCGCTACAATTTGGGACGACAGCCGCGGATGTCTCCTATTGTAAATAAAATTTAAGGAGACTAAAAACATGATGAATGGTTCAAATTACAGCCTTAGCGACATTGCAGCTGCTACAGGCTCTAATAACCGTGCCAATGACATGTGGGGCGGTGATGGCTTTTCACTTATCTGGCTCGTCCTGATCTTTGCTATCTTTGGCTGGGGAGGTTTTGGAGGCTGGGGCGGCGGCTTTGGCGGTAACGGAGGAAACGGTGCGAACGGTGCCGGCTTCCAAGGATGGGCTACCCGTTCAGATATTAATGAGGAATTCGCCCTTAATGATATTCAGAATGGTATCAGAGGTATTCAGCAGGGTATCTGTGACAGCACATATTCTCTTAACAATACCATGCAGAGTGGCTTTAATGGTATGAATGTCGGAATGCTTCAAGGCTTCAACGGCGTTCAGCAGGCAATCAATGCTGATACTGTAGCCGGTATGCAGAATACCAACGCATTACAGTCTCAGTTAGCAAATTGTTGCTGCGAAACAAGAGAAGCAATCCAGGGCATCAATTACAACCTTGCTACCAACACTTGTGCTCTCCAGAACACAATGAACAACAACACCAGAGATCTTCTGGAAAACCAGAACAGCAACACAAGAGCAATCCTTGACTTCCTGACTAACGATAAGATTGCAACATTACAGGCAGAGAACTCTGATCTGAAACGTGCTGCATCCCAGGATCGCCAGTCCGCATTGCTTACAACAGAGATGTACGCACAGGCTCAGAGATTAATCAATGCAATCAACCCGGCTCCGATTCCTGCATTTCAGGTTCCAGCTCCATATGCATACGCAGGATGTAATACATATGGTAACGGTTGTTGCTAAGTAACTCGCCCTTAGAGGTTGACTAATTCTAAGAGGTGGGTTACGGCTCACCTCTTATTTTGATTGAGAGGTAGAAATATGAGTTGTAAAAATGTTTGTAAGCTCTGCAACCGTCTTGTAATAAGCCAAGCTGTTGCGTTTACAGGAGGTAATCTTGTAATCACACTCCCAGCAGGCAGTTACAACAATGGAGAGAAATATTGTATTGTTGTTGCACAAAGTATACCAGAAGCCACTACAATTACTGCTCCGGTAATGATTCAGATAGGAACAGGAACAACTTTGTATCCGCTAGAAAATCGTTGCTGTGCACAGATTACGGCTTGTGGAATAAGAACCAGAACGAAGTACGCAACTAGAGTAGCTACAAGTGCAACTGGCGGAGTATTCAAGATGTTAGGAAATCCGGCTTGTAGTCCGAGCAACAATTTGAAAGCAATTAATGGTACAGCCCCAACGACAGAAGCACCTGTTACGCAGGCTGTTAGAAAGGGGGCACTGTAATGCATAAAGTTGCAATGGAAATGGGAAAATGGGCTATGGAAAAAGCCAAGGCACATGGCTTCGACAATCTCAGTGCTCAAGATTGGGATGATTTGAAAGACTGCATGGAATCCGTAAAGTGCGCGATTTGTGCAGATAAAGATTACAGAATCGTAGAAGCTATGGACGAATGCGAACAGGAAGAAAAGTATCTTGGACGCATGGGATATGACCGTTACCGCTATTCAAATGGGCGTTTCGCTCCAAAAGGTAGGGGAACCAGAAAAGGCTATAGACCGTATCTGTATATGCAGGATGATGACTGGATGGATGAGTATTTAAACAATCCAGAGTTTGAGCGCAATATGTACCGCATGGGATATCATCCAGATCGTAGTGATATGGAAAATGATGGTATGAATATGAATTGGAAGAAGTCCAGATATGGCGAATCCTATGATAGATACGATGAGAATCGTAGACACTATCATGATTCTAAGGATTCTGAATCCAAGAGAAAAATGGATGATTCCATGAAAGAATACACATCAGATATTATTCGTAACCTTACGGAAATGTGGTCGGATGCAGATGCAGCGCTCAGACAGCAGATGAAAACTGACCTGAGCCGTTTAGTTCAGCAGATGACATGATTACAATATTGATTAAGCCCTTGTTGCAGTAGTGCGGCAGGGGCTTTTTTCGTAGAAAGGATGGTAATAAACCATGCTACGACAATTCTACATGAATGGAGATTTATGGAGAGTGCAGTTTGTTCCACCACAAGATGATGTTTTAATTGACCGCACAGGAAACAGAACACTTGGAGTATCGGATTATTCCACCCATATTATTTCGATTGCGAACAACCTACATGGAGAACTTCTAAACCGTGTATTTATCCATGAGTTAGGACATTGTGTAATGTTCAGCTATGGTCTATTACCAGAGCTCCACCGCATGGTCAAGAAACGATATTGGGTTGACGCAGAGGAATTTATATGCAATATTCTGGCAGACTACAGCCATTTCGTAATTGGCACAGCCAGAGATATTTTGGGAAACCAATTTACATATGTAGCCCCTGTTGGAATGGAAAGGATGACTGCATGAGAGTATTAAGATTTATTGTAAATAATCAAAGAATTTATCCAGATCCGAAGTGTGATTTCTCTGGACTGGTAAAGGGCACGACTGGATATCTTAAAGCATTGTTTATCTTTTCTCCAGAGTGGAACGGATGTAAAACAGCTGCTTCATTTTGGAGAATGGAAAAAGAATACCCAGTAATACTGAAAAACAATCAATGTGAAATTCCAACGGAAGCCCTTACTTGGGATTATTTTTCTGTATCTGTCACTGGCGTAAAAGATAACGGAAAATACATTATAACTACTGGTAAAACCAAAGTATCACAGAGGGGGTAGAACATGGCAACAGCACTTGATTTACTTATGAGCACAAAAGAAGATGTTAATTTGCTTTCTGAAGAATCCGATATATGCACGATTGTTGCTAAGACAAGGACTATTTTCGTGCCCTCTACAATCGTAGTTGGTGGGGTGCAATCTGACAAGAATGCAGAACGTATTAAATTTTCATGTCCCAAAATTGTAGGAGATAATCTTGATTTATCCAAATTTTCAGTCAGAATTAACTTTGAAAACGTAAGCAGTGTGGATTTTAATGTTTCTATCAAAGACCAATACATTTGTGATGATGTAGCTGTAGATGGCGAAAATGTAACTTTTTCTTGGTTGATTGGAAGAAATGCAGCAAGGTATATGGGAACGGTACGTTTTATTGTTTGCGCTGTTAAAACGGATTCCGATTCAAATATTAGTGTTGAATGGAATACCGCAATAGCGGAAGTACCAGTGCTAGAGGGTATCGAGATTGATCAACCACAGATAGGGCAGGAAGAAAAAGATGTTATAAATCAGCTTTTGGAGCTTACTAAAAACACATCTGCGGAAGCTGTTCAAAATGTAAATTCCGCAAAAGAACAAGCTATTAAGGACATCCAGAGTGTATCACAGCCAGACACTACATTGACTATAGAAGGTGGGCTTGCAGAAGCAAAAGCAACTGGAGAAGCTATTGGTTCGATAAAGGAAGATATATCCACCAAAATCACCAAATTCTACGCAAGTTCACAAGGCGAAACTCATCTTGCCGATTCTGACAATGGCAAAATTATGGATATGATGATGTATGGGAAGTCTGAACAGAAACAATATAGTGGATATCAATTAATTGACAAACATATTACATCTGATGGAACTTATAATGGTCTTACATATAAAACGATAAATATAGGAGAGATACAGATTCATGGAATAAACAATTTAAATACTGATTCAAATGAATTTCAAGTAGTGTCGTTTACAAATCTCGCAGAAGGTAAATATACAGTAAGTGTAGCATCAACAGATAATAATGTTTCGATAAGAGTTATTATAAACAATGTGTGGCACGAAAGTGGTACATTTGATATTCAGCCAGAAGATACTGTTATGGTTTGGTTGAATATCAAAGCTTCTGCGACTGTAAATGGAACGATTAAAATTATGCTCGAAAAAGGTTCAGAAGCACATGCCTACGAACCATACACCGGTGGCATCCCAAGCCCAAACCCTGATTATCCGCAGGAGATTAAGAGCGTTGTGAATCCGACTGTAAAATTATCAAACGAAGATGGAACACAATTTAAGACCGTCACCCTCCCATACACATTAAACGCTATCCCAGTAGAATCAGGCGGTAACGTCACAATCAATGGTCAGCAGTATGTGAGTGACTATGCGGATGTGGAACGTGGGAAGTTGGTTAGGATGGTTTCGCCAGTAGCGGTATTGGATAGCGGATATGGACCGGGAAATAATAATTCCCATCAAGTACCAATAAATAAATATATAAAAAATACAACCAACGATAAAATTGGAATTATTTTATGTGACAAATTACGTCCGGCAAGTGCAGACGATGTATGGAGCGGAGTAGCAGATAATATTGTTTCGACTCATGCTGAGGTGTCGAATATGCTTACATTTAGATGCACTACCAAAGCTAATGATATGGATTCAGCTTTGAAGTTTATAAAAAGTTGTAAGATATACATTGCTCTTGCCAAACCAGAAGAAATTGACCTCACACCCGAAGAAATTGCCGCATTCAAATCACTTGCAACATATTATCCAACCACAAATATATCTATCAATTCAGAGCAGCTTGACGGATATACAGTGTTCAATTATCCAATTTCAATGCAAAACGGTTGGGACTATGTAAAACAGCAGATAGGTGATACGAGGGAGTACATCTATGACATGGACGCACGTACTCAGAACACTGATTTACAGGCGGCAGAAGCCTACGTTAACAGCGAATACGCAGTAGCACTTACAGAATTGGAGGTATGATTATGTTATATAGAACATTACTGAAACTTAAAGAGAAAAACGGTCTGACAGATGATTTGAAAAATAAGATTGATATTTTCTTCGCAACGGGCAGAATTACTGAGGAACAGTATAATGAGCTGATGGATGTTAATAAGGAAGAAGAACCGAAAGTGGAAACTAATTAACTAAAGGATGCTTTTTTAGTTAAGCAACCAAATTTAAGAAAGAGAGGAAATATGAGAGGATTAGTCCGTCAAAAACAAAAAGTATATTGGTCTCGAATAACTGAAAAAACAGAAGGATTAGACCGTATTAAAGTTTATGAGAAACCAGTTCTATACTCTTTTTCTGTATCATCTACAGCCGGAACACCAGAAGAAATTGCAGCCGGAATAGTGCCAGATTATGATAGGTATATTACAAGCTTTAATCGAAATTTTCACCCACAGGAAGCAGATATATTTTGGATAGACAGAATCCCACAAATAAGCGAGGATGGAAGCCTTATTTTGAACGAAAATGGAGAACCCACAGTATTGCCAGACTACACATTAAAGAAGATTTTAGACACACAAAAAGGCAATATTGCCAGATACGGAATTTCTAAGAGGGGAAACGAAGATGGGTAAGACAATAAAGTGTACCTTATCACAGAAATCAATCCGGAATGCTATTGATGAATTAAAAAATTATCAAAAATCTTTAAGGAACAAAAATGAAATTTTCATAAAAAGATTATGTGAATTAGGGATTCCAGTTATTGACCAAAATATTTTGGCAGCACAAGGCGATTCCGATAAGAACCACAATACTTACATCAAAATTAACAGTTTTGGGGACTATGCAGAAGCCCACTTAATATGTGAAGGAATAGACCTTTTGTTTATAGAGTTCGGTGCAGGTATTCACTACAATGGTGCAGCCGGTTCTAGTCCGCATCCAAAAGGAGAAGAATTTGGTTATACAATCGGCTCTTACGGACAAGGAAAAGGAAAAAACGATTCCTGGGTATATGTATCTGATTCTGGTGAATGGGTTCGCTCTCACGGTACAGAAGCCACAATGCCAATGTATAAGGCAAGTGTAGAAATCATTCAGAATATCCGAAAAATTGCCAAAGAGGTATTCTCTTCTTAAAGATGATACCATAGTATACTGAATGATACCAACCAATTATGTTATCATTACAGTGTTAAATTGTAGCATAAAATGCAATGCGTTCACTATAAAGGTGGGCGCATTTTTTATTGTGAGGTGACAGATATGCCAGACACAATAGAATCCCCTGTATTAGAAGTTTTTTCAAGGTGGGGAGCGGCTGTTTCTAAGATTACTGGCGCAGACAATTACTCCATGGATGGGAGCGAGACAAATGCTTCTGGCAAAAAAGCATATGCACAGCTTTATATGCTCGGAAATCCAATTACGAGAGGTGACCTTGAAGGGGATGAATGCGCAACAATGCCATCATTTCAAGTAAATTGCTTCACATCTGGGAGTAAAGCATTAACCAGATTGTATGAATTAGACAAGATAAGTCACAAAGCAATGGTGAGCATGGGATTCCGTCGTACATATGGACCGGAGCCTATGTTTTTTGGTGACAGCGGAATCAAAAAGCTTGTGAGCCGATACAGCCGAATATATACAGGAACTTTATTAGATTAGGAGCAGAAATGCTTCTATTTTTTTACCCAAAAATATGAAAGGAGAATGCCAAATGAAAGCAGATAAATTACTTTGGCTGAAAGCAGCAGGAATTAGAGCTGTAAAAACAGTCGCACAAACAGCAATAGCAACCATCGGAACCGCAACTGTAATTGGCAGTGTTGACTGGAAAATGGTTTTATCCGCGTCTTTACTTTCCGGCTTTTTATCACTGCTTACATCTGTAGCAGGATTACCAGAACTGAAAACAGACAAAGAAGAGTAGAAAGGCGGTGATCCGCTATCTCCCGGCACAGGGTTACGTGCATAAAACATGAATTAAAGAAAGGGGCCTATTAAAATGACAGATTTAACAACACTTGGCGTAACTTTCCATTATGCTGTAGAAACAGTGAGTGGAACAAAGCCAACTGCATTTACTCAAATAAAAAGATGTAGCGCAATCGGTGGAATAAGTCTTGATACTGAACAGATTGATGTTTCCGCATTGGAAGATTACTTCACACAATATGCGGCAGGAAGGCAGGATACTGGAGGCGCATGGGAAGTTACTTTTAACATGAATGCTGACGTTATAACTGCAATCGAAAAACTTTTTAAAGACTCTAAAGACGCAAAAGCTAAAGGCCTTTCAACCTGGTTCGAAGTTGCGTTCCCAGATCTCGAAAAAGCATTTTTTATTGTTGCCGAAACAGGACGAGCAATTCCGCTTCCAGAAATCGGTCAAAATGAAGCTGCGACCATCCCGATATCATTAATCATAAATGATTACAAAGGACTCGATACAAAGGTTGTAACTACATCAGAATTATAAAAAATAATGGGAGGATTATAAAATGGTAACTTTTAATGTACATGGAAAAGAATATAAGGTTGTATTCGGATACGGACTTCTTACAAAAACAGATGTGCTGGACAAGGTACAGGGAATTACAGATGGAAAAGAGAGAAGCCTTCAGAAGATGATTTCTCTTCTTCCAGAACTGCTTCTTGCCGGACTTCAAAAGAAGCACAAGGAAGAGTTTGGGTATGAAAGTGATTCTGAAAAAGAAGCTGTTCTTGATAAAGTCTGTGACCTTTTGGATGATTACGAAGATGAAGGAACCGAGGAAAATCCTAAAAGCGGATTTGATTTATACCAACTTCTTGATAAAGAATTGGAGAAAAATGGTTTTTTATCCGGTCTGCTGAATGCAGTAGCAGAAGCACAGGCAGTGGAGAAGAATGCAACGAAGATTCCACAGGATCACAAAAAGAAAAATTAACTTTTCGAGAAGCTGTTTACCAAGAGATTCTTCCTTTATACCTCTCTATTGGTGTATCTAAAGAAGAATTTATGGATTCCACCCCAACAGAGTTAAAGCCTTATCTCGAAGCTGAAAAGATACGCCAAAAGAGAAAAGATGCCGAACTCTGGCAAGCTGGCATTTATGAAACATCAGCCACATTCACAGCTGTTGCAAATGCTTTAATGGGAAAAAAATCCAAGGCAGAGTACTTGAAGAAACCTTTACTGGAATCAGCAGAGGAAGAAAAGCGTAAACAGGAAGGTATACTTTCCGAAGAAGAAAAGAAAAAACAGAGAAACGCACTTTTGGCAAGCTTGCAACTCATGCAGGCGAACTTTGAGCTTAACCATGAAAAGGGCAGGCAAGATGAATAACTTGTCTGCCCTTTATTTTTTTTGTAAAAAGGAGGGATAAATAAAATGGCTGACAATACCATTGATGCCCTTGATATACAAATTAGCAGTAGTACAGAAAAAGCAGTACGTGCGCTGACTAATCTTTCAAATAAACTCACAGAAGTTAATTCCGCATTAAGCGGAGTTAATACAAACGGATTACGTAGTTGTGTAAGGGAACTTGGAAAGCTAAAAGAACTTGATATAGGGAAAATGACAAGCATTGCTGATGGAATTGGAAAATTCTCAAATTCCATAAAGACAATGGGTGGAGTAGATTATAAAGGTTCTGGTCTGAATGCAGTTATCAACTCAATCAACAGGCTTAGCCAGGTTGATGTTAGTGGATTTGATTCTGGAAAACTTGGAGAAATAATCCATAAATTAAGCAATTTGGCAGAGATTCCAGATGTATCTTCCGGTGTTAATCGTTTTGTTAATTCAATGGCTAGATTAGCCAATTCCGGTGAATATATTGCGAATGTATCCGCTGAATTGCCTACATTGGGAAGTAGCTTGAAATTTATCACAGAAAGCTTTATTGGTGTTGATGGAATTTCAGATTCCGTAAATAGGTTTGTTCAGTCAATTGCACAATTGGCAAGCGCCGGCGGTAAAATTTCTCAATCTTCTGGACAGCTTGGAACACTAGCAAATGAAGTATTGTCATTCTTTAATGTAATGAAAACCGCACCAAAAATCAGCGAAAACACAGTAAGAATGACAGAAGCTTTGGCACAGTTAGCTAATGCAAGTGGAAAAATAAATAAAACCACAAATTCTCTTTCGAATTCATTTTCGAGATTATCAAATTCCACAAATGGACTTGGAAATGCTGGAAGAAGGTTATCCTCCATAATTGGAGCTGCAAGTTCTGCTTTAACTGGATTTGGAAATAATGCAAATGCAACTTCAAAAAAAGTTGGTTCATTAACTTCACAACTTGCCGGATTATATGCGAAATTCTTCACGGTGACAAGAGGAATTAAAGCACTTTGGAATTCTGTAAATTCTGCATCAGATTATGTTGAAACACTTAATTATTTTAATTCTGCGTTCGATCAAGTTACTGATGGATTAGATGTCAGCAAATGGCAGAATGCAGGAGTAAAATCCGCAGAGGAATATGTCGGTTCCTTTGAAAAGCGTGCAAAAGAGCTGACAAAAAAAATGACCGGATTTGAAGTATCAGATGCAGGTGATCTGACTAGAACAAAAGGCGTGAGCCTTGGACTTGATCCAAAACAAACGATGAACTATCAAGCTACTTATGCACAGATGGCGTCATCAATGGGGGCAACAGCAGATGCATCAACTAAGGTTTCACAAGTTTTAACAGAAATTGGAGCTGACCTTGCATCTGTAAAAAATCTTGAGTTCGATGATGTTTGGAACGATATGGCATCCGGCATAACCGGAATGAGCAGGGCGCTTGATAAATACGGCATTAATATCCGTGTGGCAAATTTACAACAGGAACTTTATAATCTTGGAATTGACGCTACTGTATCAAGTTTAAGTCAATCGGACAAGGCTATTCTGAGAACTATAACAATCTTGAATAGTTCAAAGTATGCATGGGGTGACCTGGCTAATACGATAAATCAGCCGGCAAACCAACTTAGATTACTACAATCTAACTTTTCCGCACTTTCAAGGACAATAGGTTCATTATTCATTCCGATTATCTCAAAGGTTCTTCCATATATAAACGCCTTTGTTATTGCAATTCAGAGAGCTTTTTCGTGGGTTGGAAGACTTTTGGGTATCAAAATGTCCGATTATGTTGCTTCCACAGGAAGTGCCGCAGTTGATATGGGAAGTATTGCAGATAGTACAGAAGATGCAGCTTCCGGGCTTGACAAAACAAATGACAATGCGAAGAAATTACAAAAAACTCTTTCTGTGCTTTCATTTGATGAATTAAATCAATTAAATGATGCAAAAGTTAGCAATTCTTCCGGCTCTTCCGGAAGTGGAGGCGGTGCGAGTGCACACCTTCCAGAACTGGATGCTGCATTAGATAAAGCCCTGTCAGAGTATCAAGCTGCATGGGATAAAGCTTTTGAAGAAATGAATAATAAGGCAAATGATACCGCTGATCAGATTGTAGCTGTATTTAAAAAAATTCGTAAAGCGGCTAAACCAACAACTGCATCAATCAAGAAACTTTATGATGAAGGTCTTAGCAAGCTTGGAAACTTCTCTATTACAGCTCTGAAAGATTTGTGGAATAATTATCTGAAACCAATTGGATTATGGATGTTATCTGACAATTCCGGGCTTCCTCGATTCTTTAATATTACGAATGATTTACTAAATAAAATCAATTGGGGTAAACTGAATAGCTCGCTTTCCGGTTTCTTTACAATGCTTCAAAAGCCAACAAAATTTGTTTGGACTGGTCTTATGGATTTCTATGAGAAATTCTTAGTGCCGGTAGGTACATGGACAATGAATAGTGCAATCCCGGAACTTGTTGACGCATTAACAAATTTCGGAAACAACATTCACTGGGACGAACTTAATTCGGCATTGAAAAACTTCTGGGATGCACTTGCGCCATTTGCACAAAATGTTGGACAGGGAATTGTTGACTTCTTCAAAGATTTGCTCGATGTTGGAGAAAATTTCATCAATACAACGCTTCCTGGAGGCTTGAACTCAATTGCCGATGCAATAAAGAATATCAGCCCGGAAACTGCACAGGCAATTGGAAAAGGACTTGGACAAATCTCCATTGCAATCCTTGGATTCAAAGGATTAACCTTTATTGGTGGAATCATCGGAAAAGACAGCCCATTAGGAAAAGGACTTGCTTTATTGGCAAAACATCCTTATGCGTCAATGGCACTTGGCATCGGTGGAATTGTACTTGCGCTTGATAATTTCGGAGTTATTGATGTTGACTGGGAGTGGATTTGGAGTAGTGTTGACAGGGTTAAATCAGCTCTTCAGAGCTTTATAGATAATGTTGATTGGGAAGCTCTCGGCACGGCTCTTGGGAATCTCTGGGATGCGTTTCAGCCTTTCGCAGAGGGATTTGCAGATGCGCTAATCACTGGGCTTGAAGGAGTAATTAATATCGGAGCGGACTTAATCAACGGTATCGCAAATGCTATTAATTGGCTTTCCGAGAAGTTAAGCGGAGTTGATCCAGAATTTATAAAACAAGTCGGTGCTGCATTCGGAACATTGTTTGCGATCAAAATAGCCAAGGATATTGCTACAAAAATCTTTTCCTTTGCAAGTGGAATCGGTTCATTAGCTTCAAAACTTTTAAATTTCCCACTTGATACCGCATCTTCTCTTCCTACTATCATCGGTGATATTGGTGGAGCAGCGGAAACAGCTTCAACAGGCGGACTTAAAACGTTTTCTTCAACACTTGGTGCTATATTTGGAACCGCTGGGATTGTATTTGTTGCAACGGCATTATCTGTTAAACTTGCTAAAGGAATTGCAAGTATTACAGAAGCTGCGCAAGGTGGAAATGGTATTCTCACACAAACAGGTGGTTATCTCCATGATTATACAGGCGAGATGGAAAGCGCGCATAAAATAACACAAGACCAAGCAGAAGAGCTCTGGAAGTTAATTGAAGCAGATGAAAGTGCTGGAAAATCAAATTCTGAAATGTACGATAGTTTCATTCAGAAACTTGGAGAATTTGGCGTATCAACCGAAGATGCAAGAAAAATTCTCGAAAAATACGGCGCACAGGCGGGTGTATCAACTGGATTTTTGGAAGATATGACTGATAAATCTGTAGCCCTTGGAGATGGTGTATCTGAATCAGCTGGAAAATTTGACACAACCAAAATCAGTATATCTGATTTGAAAGACGAACTTTATCTTTTAAGTCTTAGTTCCGAGCAATTTGGTGGAGACTACTTAACTGCTAAAGATGCTCTTGATAGTGCAATATCTGGAAGAACATATGCTAATACAGAAGAAGCACTAGACGCAGTTTATACGTCATTAAAAAATGCTGGCGTTCCGTTAGATGAATTAGATGAAAAACTCAGAAAAGATTTTCCAGATGCAGTTGTTACAATGGAAACAAGTGCAAAGAATTCTTTCGATGGAATGAATACATCTGTGAAAACAGCAGTGGGAGGTATTACTACCGCTGTTGCAAATGCTTCTAGCTCCGTATCATCCAAGACAAAAACTGGCTTTGGTCTCGCCAATACTGCAGTAAGCACGGCAATGACTGGAATGAAAAAAAGCACAGAAAGCACAATGCCTTCCATTTGGTCGAAGATAAAGAACACGAATGATGATGTTGAAACCAACTCTAAAACAAACTGGGGAAATTCCGCAAGTGCTGTATCGACAGCCCTCGGAACCATGGACACCGATACCAAAGATGTAATGGGAAAGGTTATGACAACCATTCAAAGCTATTGGTCTTCCGTTCTGATCAATACAAACCAGATTTGGGAAAAGGCTTCTGGCAAAGTTGACACGGAAACTGGAAAAATGCTTACTTATGCCGAAAATAATATGTCGTCTGTTGCAAGAGTTTTTTCTTCAATCAGAAAAACTATTAATGGAAATTTTTCGGGACTCTATTCTGTTGGGCTAAATGCGATGAATGATTTTAAACGTGGAATAGAATCTGTTGATATAAAAACGCCACATCTGCAAATGAATTATACTAACTGGCAAGAGGGTAATACTCACAAATGGAGATGGAATTCAAATGTGGAATGGTACGCCAAAGGTGGTCTTTTCAATGGCGCACAGGTAATTGGTATCGGTGAAGCTGGTTCCGAAGCCGTTCTTCCTCTGGAAAATCCGCGAACCATGAAGAAGATCGCAGACAGCATTGTTTCCAGTTCTGACGGAAGCATGGGACTTACAAAAGAAGAAATGACAAAAGCAGTAGCACAGGGAGTTGCAATGGCAATGAGTATGAACAGTGGAAGCAAAAATCCGCAGTACATTATGAACAGCATTATCCTGGACGGAAGCGAGATTGCGAAAGCTGTAACAAAAGCCCAGAATGATACGGATAGCCGTTTCAAACCGTCCCCGGCATATTGATTTTTGACTGATTGTGTGGTATAATTTATCCAATGAAGAAGTACACACGGTCTTGATTTTTGAGCCGCTAAGAAGAAATTAATATTTCTCAATTTTGAGAAATTTTTTGTCTTACTTGGCGGCTCTTTTTTTATTAAGTCGATAAATTTCGGTAAAACCAACAGGCTAGACCGATCATCGAAAAGCGGAAATGCCTTGCCGCCTGCCTGTTGATTTACATACAGTTCAAGGCACTCTTTTATACGAAAGGCAGGTATCAATCTATGGCAAGAAAACCACTTAGCAAGAAAATCAGATTTGAAGTATTCAAAAGAGACAAATTCACATGTCAATACTGTGGAAGAATGTCACCAGACGTAATTTTGGAAGTAGACCATATTGAGCCAGTAGCAGAGGGCGGGGATAATGAGATTACAAATTTAATTACTTCGTGCCGCGACTGCAATAGAGGGAAGGGCAAAACTAGAATTTTAGATTCCAAAGCAATATCGTTTCAACAGGAAGCATTAAAAGATCTTGCAGAGAAAAAAGAACAGTTGGAAATGATTGCTGAATGGAAGAAAGAGCTACTTGATTATGATAATATGGCAGTAAACATGCTAACGGAATATTTTGAACAATTGACAGGGTGTGATGTAAACGATAACGGACGTAAGGAAATAGGAATATGGTTAAAAAGATTTTCAGCAGATAAAATTATGGAAGCAATGGAAAAATCTGTAAAATCATATTGTAAAGAATTTTCGTACGATGAAATTGTAATGGCATTTTCAAAAATACCAGGAGTGTGTATTAATCACTCAAAGGGGGATAATAAGTCAAAGTATTATTTTAATTATATAAAAAAAGTTTTAACATCACGAGGAATAGAGTTCAATCCGAAACTTTTAAAATATTATGTTGAAACATATTTGATTACAGAAGAAGATTTTGCAGCGGAAAAGAAAAGTAAACGGTATTTAAAAATATTTGTTTCATATCTACACCCCAGATTTGATAAAGATAAATTTGCTCAAAACTATATGATGGATAAATGCTTTGTTGGGATCGCTGATATTGACGGAGAAAAGAGCATAGAAAATCTTAAATATGGGCTTGATTTAGAAAACAAAGGTTATTTCTTTTCAGATAGATACTCTCCGAAAAATAGAGTTAGTTTGATTCCTTATCTCAATGGCTTTACAGAACTGTTAAGAGAATATTATAGAGAATATTATCAAACATATAATGAGCCTCATCCTGTTTTAACTACCGAACAGGGATTAAGGCTTTTAAATCATTATGCGTCAAATAAATATTGGGCGAACTGTGTTACAAAAGAAGACTATTGTAATATGTTTTCAATGCTTAAATTGAGTAAAGAATATGGTTGGAAGGAGCAAATGCCAGAAGCTATGTTTACAAGTGGTGGTACTATTTGTGACGAGAAAATTGCAGAATATGAAAGCGAGGAAAGAAAAAAGCATGATTTTCGACCTTAATGTTTTGCTGTGTAAAAACTGTAACATTACAGTAACGTTACAGTAACGGTATAGAATAAGAAATAGAAATAGAATTAGATTAAGATATAGATTTAGATTAAGAAAAAGAGAAAGAATTATATTTTGAATAATATCTAACGATATTATTATGTCAGATAAATCTGACGCAGAATGGGACAGGGAGGACACACTATGATATTTTGGCTATCAGTAATCATTTTTGCGGTCGGCGTTGTTATTCTGATTGCAAATAGAATAGGCGAATCTTTAAGCTACGAATATGAGTATTCAAATGTGAGTGGATTTATATTGTCTTTTGGTGTGGTAATTTCTTTCATCAGTGTAGTATGGTTCCTGGTAGCTGGATTGATTTTACTACTTACTCAAACCAATATTACCGCCACCAGACAGGCAAATGCCGAGAAATACAAAGCATTGACTTACAAACTGGAAAGTGAAGCTTGCCGAGATCAATTCGGACTTCTCAACAAAGAAATTATTGACGAGGTACAGAGATGGAATGTAAAAGTAATTTACTACAAAGCAATGGAGGATAACTTCTGGATTGGAATTTATTATCCAGATGTGTACGGTGATTTGGGAACGATTGATTATGAGACATATGAGGGTAATTAATTGACATGATAAAATAACCAAATCCGTTTCAAAACCTCTCACCCGATAAAATATAGGCACAAGCCAAGAAAATTGAAATTTGAACAAAGAAATCAACTAATTGTGGAGAAAGGTAACAATGAAAATGAACAGACCATTATTTGAGCCAGGGGATATTGTACAGCACTTCAAACGAGAAACCATCAAGGAGCCACACAACAACGAATATTTGTATGAGATTGTTGGATTCGCCCAACATACGGAAACGGGAGAAGCCCTGGTGATATATAGAGCCTTGTATGGTGAAAAGAAATTATTTGCCAGACCGAAAAATATGTTTTACAGTGAAGTAGATCACGAAAAATATCCAAACATTAAGCAGAAATATAGGCTCGAGAAATATCATGGAGTGGTGTACGTGTAATGGACTTTAAGCAGACTTACTTTTCCATCTGGCAAGAAATATGGAACCTCCACAAGAAGTATGCCTTTATCACAAAGGATGATATTCCACAGTGGGAAAATCTCACCGTGGAAGCAAGCCAGATTCACGATAAATACGCTGATTCTTTCGGTGCGAAATTTGCCGAAGCTCTTTTGTTTGCCGTAACTGCGGAAATTGATAGAAAAGCGAAATAGTGCTTCCAGAATACGTCCCAAGGTGGTACAATATGGGTATCATACTAAGGAGGGGGATATTTATGGCACTGATTAAATGTCCAGAATGCGGCAAGGAAATAAGTGATAAAGCGGCAAGCTGCCCGAACTGTGGATTCCCGATAACACAGGGAAATGTAACACAGGAACCGCCACAAAAGCAAAAGGAATACGACATTGAGATGTTAGATTCCATGAGAATCAAGGCTTCAAAAGCAAATATTGAGGTTTACTACAAAGGAAATTTGTTACTTGAAGCAAATCCTATGGATTTTGTATTGAATTATGACAAGGAAGAAACAGACGATTTAGGGAGAGTACAGTTAAAAGTTGCTTTTTCAATTCCGAAATACGCAAAGCCTTTCAAAATTTGCTTATCAACAGGCTCTTCCACATATGAACAGGTAAAGGAATTTACAACAGAGATTGCGGAGCGGTACTTCAAAAAACAATATGTTGTTGAATGGTATATGCTAGACAAGAGTGTAATGGATAATTGCGACAGGGGTGAAGCAAACAAGACCAGAACAACTATTGAGAATATCGAAAAACCTAAAACATATTCTGCGCCAGAACCACAGTACACACCACAGCCAACAGCTACCAAGAAAAAGAAAAAAGGGGGATGTGCAAACTATTTTGGTTTTATCTGCCTTGTATTTATTCTAATTGGCTGGTATTCATCTAAAACAGAGAAAAAAGAAGATACTACTAAAACGCAGACAGAAAAATCCAGTAGTTACGAAAGAAAAGCAACTCCTACAGTAGAAGAGAAAAAACAGAATGTGGCTCCAATTACTTTTGATGATGAATTGGAAACATTTAATTCTGGTGAATATTCTTATATCACTGACAGCGATTTATATAAATATGCAGTCAATATGAGCGGAGCTAAAATTTATACTGTAGCAACAATAAGTGAGATTAAAGACAATAAGGTGCAAGTTACTATTGGTGATAAATACATGATGAGTAATTTTAATGTATCTGATAGTAAATTGTATGCAAAATATGAAAGCGGTCTTAAAGATGATGATGTGGTTGCTATTCTTGGAACAGTATCAAATGTAGATTCATGGGGATTTATGGGAGATTCCATAAATTTAGAGAATTGTATGGTATTCGCCAAAGGAGATGAAGCTAAAAACTACAAAAAGAATGCTTCAGATGATAGTTTATCACAGTATTTTGTAGTGACAGAAGAAGTGGCAAATTCAAAAGAAGTTTCAGAGGACGAATACAAGGCACTTTGCCAAACATTGGACTATAATGATATATTGAGAAATCCTGACAGTTACGATAAAAAACATTGTATTGTCTCTGGAACAATAGATCAGTCATTAGAAGGAATATTCGGCGGATATACGTTGTATATTGTTGACGGAAACGGTAATAAATGGGATTGTTCATATAGCTATGAGGATGGCGAAACACATTACCTAGAAGGAGATTGGATAACCGTATACGGAACTTGTAGCGGAACATTAAATTCTACAACACTTCTTGGGAAACAAGTAACATTGCCAAGCATAGATGTTGAATACATTAACTGATAAAATTAGGCTAGGGAGAAATCTCTAGCCTTTTTGCTGTTATAAAAATAGAGCCAAGACTTCTTGGCTCTACGGCAATCATGCAATTTCTACTCTATATGCAATCATCATTTCTTTAATCACACCAATGTAAATTTCTTTCAGTCGCTTATCTTGCATGATTACGGACAGTTTATTAATCTGATTAATCAGCTCTTTTGTGCAACCTCTTTCCTCAGCTCTGGAAATCGCATTTCTAAGTTTCTGATCTAATCGGCAACCAGCTCTGTCTGTCAGTCTGCGGTAGCTTTCATTTCTGGCGGCGGCATATTTGTTTCCGAATGAGTAAGAGAAATTGTCGCTCTCGGCAATCTTTGAAATACATCGGTTCACCCACTTCTCTGTGCCAACATCGGAATCCATCCCCTTGAAAGTATCAATGATGGTTTTCATGTTCTTCTCTTGTTGGTCGGCACGTTCCGCAAGTTTTTTCTGTTCCAGTTCGGTCTTAGCTACTTGTTGGAAAATCTGATTGAACATTTGCAGTTCGGGGGACAATTTAGAATAATCAATTACTTGTTGCTTTACCTTTTCTTCAAGTCTAGTAAAATATTCTCTAGCTTCTTCTGCTTTTTCGCTATTACCTTTTACCGATAACTTCTTTGCAAAATGAGCAGTAATTTTGTAGTCCTTAGTAGCCTGCCCTCCCCATTCGTCATTAATGACGAATGCCCAATAATCAACGTTTTCCTCTGCAAATTCATTTCCTGTAATGTTGCTCTTGCACCATCTTGAATAATTGCTAGAATCCAATTCTAAAAAGGCATATAACTTTCTGGCAGTAGTCATACCCTCTTCATCAATACCAAGTGCAATCTCAATAGGTGTCTGGTTAGATGTGTTAATTGTGATTTCGTTCATATATAAAAATCCTCCTGTAAAATTTTAATTTTTTATTTGCAAACAGGAGGCATATAGTGTTATACTTTATATAGTCTCCTATTTGGTGGCAGAAGTATTTAAGAGATTCTTAACTTTGGTCGGTACGGAATCTCTTATTTTTATTTGTTTCTTACTTTTACATAATCTCTATAATCCGTTCTATCTTTCAAATACTGTACAGTATCTTCTGCCTTTACATCTATATACATACTTAAAGACATAAGATAATTTTCAAGTTCATTACCGTTGCATTCATCTATTCTCTTTGTATACTTATCCAGTTCTTTTTCTCCGTCCCTAACAATGCTTGTAATTTCAATTTCACTTGTTCCGTCAACAGGGGCAAACTGAACTTCTAGTCCTCCCAATATAAAAGGTGCTATTTCATCCGCATTTTCAACTTCACTTTCATAATGCTCCAATATTACAATATTTAGAAAATGAATACTGTTATCTTGCAGCAGTTCTTCAAGTGCAACATTCGCCAATTCATTTTGGCTTCTTCCTGTGATCTGTGACAGTAGACCTAAATCTCTTTCAACATCTTCGTCAATTCTAAAAGATTTTTGCACTTGTTTTTTATTTCGTACTAGCATACTTTATCTCCTTTCACAATGCTATTGTTTTTGATTGCATTATTATATTATAGAATTTTTAGTTAAATGTCAATAAATTTCTGCTATTATTTTTAATAGCAAAGATTTTAAAAAAATAGAAAATGATATTGACTTTTGTGGATACATATATTATTATATATTTGTGGATACAAAAGAAAAGAGGTGAAAACATGAGTCCACGAAAAGGCAGACCTACAGATGACCCTAAGATTCTGAATACAAGAGTAAGATTGTCAGAAGATGATATTGCAATGTTGGAATATTGTTGTGAAAAGACTGGAAAGAAAAAATCTGAAATTATCAGAGAGGGTATAAGAAAGGTCTATGAAGAATTGAAATAACTGAATACGGGTATCCGTTTACCCTAGGAAAGTCAGCGGATACCCAACCAATAATATGGTATACAAATTATAACACTGTATACCTCTTTTGGCAAACACTTTTATTTTTGTGGAGGTATATTTTATGAACGATATTATTAACACATCTAACCAGACACCTATCGAAATCGCACTTGGCATTGATGAAGAGGGTATGACTACTGCCAGAAAGTTATATGCTTTTCTTGAGTTAGCGCCACAAAATTTTGCTAGATGGTGTAAGAGAAACATTGCAGAAAATGATTTCGCAACCGAAAATGAGGATTATTTGCGACTCTTCCTTGAGGAGGAGACACCGACAGGTGGCGTTATTCAAAGAGAAGATTATAAACTCTCTGCCAGCTTTGCAAAGAAACTTTCTATGCAGTCAAAGAGCGCCAAAGGTGAACAAGCCAGACAATATTTTCTCAAAGTAGAGGACAAATTAAAAGAAACGGTTCGCCACCCAGTACCAATGACTATTCCCGAACAGATTCAGCTTCTAGCACAGGGAAACGTAGAACTGAATAAGCGGATTGACGATATCCAGACAGAGTTTGAGACTTTAAAAATGGATTTGCCGATTCTCCCGATTGAAGCGGAGAAAATCACGGAAGCCGTAAAGAGAAAAGGAACGCTGGTGCTTGGCGGTGAGGAATCAAATGCTTATAACAGCCGTTCCACTCGCCAGAAGGTTTACAGTAACATTCATTCCAACCTGCGCTACCAGTTCCAGGTCAAAAGCTACAAGGCAATTAAGAGAAGCCAGGTAGAACAGGCAGTCAAGATTATTGGAGAATACAAACCGCCAGTTTTCTTGAAGAATGAGATTGATACAGAAAATGCACAGCAGAGATTCTTTTAATTAGATTTTTACAGGGATACACAGGAGGAAAATAAAATGACAGAAAATATGGATAGAGAAGACACAATGTTTGAAGTAGAGGACACTATTGATAAAATCAAGTTTCTTGTGGATGATTTCATAGAACAGTATGGATTTAACAGCACAGAAGAGATGGATGAAGAGAAAAGATTTTTCTTTGCATATAACAAGCAATTTATGACAATGAAACTGTTGATTTTGAGCGATTATGCCAATAAAGCAAGACAGAAATTTAAGGCTCTTGAATCTATGGAGCAGAAAGCGTGATCGTATGGCAAACAGAATCCAGTTCAATGACTTTCAGAAAAAGAGTGTGTACGCCAAGTGCAACGGAAAATGTGCGATATGCGGTAAGCCTGTCAAATTCAAGAAAATGACAATCGACCACATTACACCGTTGTCTCGTGGCGGCACCAATGATATTAAGAATCTGCAACTGGCGTGTAAGCGCTGCAACAGCATGAAGAGCAACATGACAATGGATGATATGATGGGGCAGATTTCCGAGATTTTGAAGTATAACCGTAAACAGAAATTGATTAGAGCATTGGGAGGAATTGTGGAATGAATTATAAAGAGGAACTTATTGAGATGGTTGAAAAAATGCACAATATAACTTTTATTGCGATGATTCATGCATTTGCACACACTCTTTTTGAGAAAGAAAAGAATTTTAAATGATACCAAAGTATACTGAATGATACTTTCGCCGTATGCTATAATATAAAATCATAATAAGCAAATTTTAAAGCGTTTACCTTTCGGGGTAGGCGCTTTTTTGTTGCCAAAAAATAAATCGTAAAGGAGATATGAATTTATGCTGGTAGAAATCGTTGGAAAAAGATACGAAGAGAAACTTATTACAACAAGTCTGAAAGTTGCAGAGGTTTTTGAGAAAGAACATAAGAATGTTCTACAATCAATTGAAAATCTCGTGGCTGATAATTCAGCCGCCAAATTTTTTCAACTTACAACATATAAGAACCGTGGAAAAGAATATCCAATGTACGAAATGGATAGAGATGGTTTTTCCTTGCTCGTAATGGGCTTTACTGGCGAAAAAGCCCTGCAATGGAAAATCAAGTATATTGAAGCCTTTAACCAGATGGAAAGCGAGTTAAAACGCTTATATACAGAACGCCAGCAATGGCAAATTGAACGTGACAAGGGTGTTGTTATTCGGCATATCCTAACAGATACAATTAAGATGAAAATAACGGAAAGTCCAAATAAAAGATTTGCTTATCCAAATTACACAAATCTAATTTATCGCAATTTATTCGGAAAAACAGCCAAAGAACTTGAAAATGATTATGGCGTAAAAGCAAAAGAGAATCTTAGGGATTTCTTTACAGGTGATGACCTGGCGAAAGTTCAGAGCATGGAAATGCTTGTAAGCAGTCTTATCAATTGTGGATGGGGATATCAGCAAATTAAAGAATTTATTCAAAACGAAGCAACAAAAATGATTGCTTGAGAGCACTCCAATTTGAAATCAGAGTGCTAAAGTAGGTGAATATATGGCAGAAGTTTTTTTAAAAGTGGATGGGGTAGCATTGCCCTGTCCTTCTTCTTTTACATGGGGGTTACAGGATATATCGGCGGCAGAATCTGGCAGAACAGACGATACGACCATGCATAAAAATAGAGTTGGACAGAAACGAAAGCTGTCTGTAGGTTGGAATGGCCCAGATTGGGACACTGCTTGCAAAATTATACAGGCAGTAAATCCAGAGTACATACAGGTCACATATCCAGACTTGCTGTCTGCGAACAAGCACGAAACCAGAACATTTTATGTTGGTGACAGGGAATCACCCTTTAAGTGCTGGTGGATAGGCAATGAGCGCATGGAAGGACTTAAATTTGATTTTATCGAGAGGTAAAATATGCGAAATTTATCAACGGAATTTAAAGAACAACAGAATAGTGGGAACCGTAACTATCTGAAATATGCAGATTTTACCTTTACGGACGGAAGCACATTATCCATTACCGACAAAGACTTATGGTCTAATGGCTTCAAATTTGAGGATGCAGTATCGCAAAGTGGTTCTTTTGATATCGGCGCAGCTATCGTAAATAAGCTGACATTGCAGATCAACAACTTTTCTGGCAAGTACACAGATTACATCTGGGACGGAGCGAGAGTTGTTTGCCATATTGGGCTTGAATTATCTACTGGTATTGAGAAAATCCGTATCTGCACCATGACAGTAACAGATGCCCCATACCAGAACACAGCTATTATCAGCCTAACTTGTGAAGATTCCATGCGATTATTTGATCGTGATTATTCAGAAAGTAAGCTGACTTATCCGGCAACTAGATTACAGATCATCCAGGATGCTTGCGAGGTGTGCGGAGTAACACTGCAATCAACAAGATTTGATAACGATGATTTTGTAATCCAGAATCGACCAGATGATAGCAGCATTACTTTCCGACAGGTAATTGCATGGGTAGCACAGATGGGCTGCCAGTGGGCGAAAACAGATGCATACGGCAGATTATGCCTTGACTGGTACAAAAATGAAGTACCGGAAAATTTTTATAATAAGGCAGAAGTACCATGGAATGATATTGAAGGGAAAGACATCTTAGATACCGCTGGTGCACAGATTATCACTGTTATGCAAAAGGGTATTACAGCCATAGATACGAATGGATTCACACCATGGTTGTATGATGTTGAAATAACAGGCATAAAAGTTGCAGAATACGTTGAAAATTCTTCTAAAAATGAAGCGAAAACATATCAGTCGGGGAAAACTGGCTATGTTATCGAAATCAGTGATAATAAGCTAATTCAAGAGGGCTCCGGGGAGAAAATCTGCCAGATTATCGCAGACAGGTGCGTGGGGCTAAAATTCAGACCATTTACTACAGGCGCATTGACTAATATAGCATGGGAAGCTGGTGACACCATTGAGATTTCCGACAGAAACGGGAAACAGTATAAGAGCTTCCTAACTTCTGTTACTTTGAATCCAGGTGCATTTGAGCAACTTGAATGCAGTGCTAGGAGTGTATCTAGGAATAAGCAGAAACAGTATACACTTAACCAACAGGTGCAAGCTGAAAACAAAAAGAACTTAAAAGATGAACGTACCGCCAGAGAAAAGGCACTGGAAGAATTATCACAACGCCTTGCGGAATCTTCTGGAACATACACGACAGTAGAAACACAGCCGGACGGAAGCAAAATCTATTATCTTCATAATAAGCCACAGTTGTCCGATTCTGATATTATATGGAAAATGACTGCGGAAGCATGGGCTGTTTCTACAGATGGTGGGCAACATTGGAATGGCGGCATGACTGTTGATGGTGATGTGATTGCCAGAATCCTTACGGCTACAGGCGTTAATGCTGACTGGATTAATACAGGAACCATTAAAGCAATTGACAAAGACGGAAATACAACTTTCCTGGTTGATGTAACAACAGGAAGAGTTATTATCAATGCAGATTCAGTACAAATCAAAGGAAAAGATGTTAATGCAATTGCAAAGGAAAAAGCAGAAACAGAAGTAAATAATTTTATAAGCAATACATACACAACTGATATCAATAATTTACAGTCTCAAATCGACGGACAGATTGAGACTTTTTTTTATGACTATGAACCGACCTTGCAGAATATCCCGGCTTCTGGATGGACTACCAACGAAGAACGAAAGAAACATGAGGGTGACTTATTTTACTGGAAATCCAAGGGATATGCGTACCGTTTTATGCAAGATGGGGCAACTTGGAAATGGCAATTGGTACAAGATACCGATATCACGTTAGCGCTTGCCGCCGCAGAAAAAGCACAGGACACAGCAGATCATAAGCGCAGAGTATTTGTAGTTCAGCCAGAACCGCCTTACGATATTGGGGACTTATGGACACAAGGCGAAACTGGTGACTTGATGAGATGTAGGGTTGCAAGAGCAAGCGGCTCTTATGATTCTTCCGATTGGGAAAAAGCTTCAAAATATACAGATGATAGTTCTTTAAATTTATTTATCAATGGTGTTTTTAAAGATTCTCTTAATTCTTTAAAGACACAGATTGATGGGAAAATTGAAACCTGGTATCAGCCAAACGATCCATCCGTAAAATGGATAAAAACAGAGGAATATCCGTGGTGTGATATTGACGGAAACAAGATTCTGGATGAATCCGGGAATGAAATCGTCTTGGTATGGGAATCAGAAAAAGCAGAGCATGAAGGTGACCTTTGGCACAATACTTCTGATAACACACAATGGATTTACAAATCTGGTATTTGGCAACCACAATCCATACCAGATGAGCTGTTGGACAAGATAGATGGAAAGTCTTCTGTTTACATGGTTCAACCAACTCCACCATATTACAAAGGTGACATGTGGGTAACCACGAACAATGAAGGGAAGGCCTCGCTCAAAACATCAACGGTAAATCGGGTTAGTGGAGTATTTGATGCTTCTGATTGGATTGATTTCAAGTATGCAGACAAAGACGATATCAAAAATGCAATTAACAATTACGATACTAGTCTCGGACAGGATGAAGTGTTCAATAAACTCACAAAAGGTGGAGCGGAACAGGGAATCTATATCGAAGATGGAAAAGTATACATTAATGCAAAATATATTTTAGCCGGACTGCTTGCTGGTGAGAGAATCAATGGTCGAGGGCTGAAAGTTATTGATGACGACAAAAATGTGACTTTAGAAATCGACAGTAAAGGAAATGTTATTCTAGCTCCAAAGACTTTTTCGTTACAAGGAAAAACGGTCAATGAGATTGCTAATAGCTCAGCAAAATCAGCTGTTGATGGACAGACACAAGCCGATATTTTCAACAAACTTACCAATGGTGGAAAAGCGCAAGGAATTTACTTAGATGAAAAAGGAAATCTCTATGTAAATGGAGAATACGTGCAAGCTAAAGGAATTAAGGTTGTTGATAGTAATGGAAAGACCACTTTTGCAATTGACAAAGAGACTGGGGCAGTAACAATAGCAGCTTCACAGTTTACATTAGGAGATAAAAGCGTTACTGATATAGCACAGGAAGAAGTCGTAAAACAAGTCCAAGATATTACATCGGACAATATTATTAAAGGCTATTATCTAACAGAACAAAATGTTAAAGATTATTGGTCTACACAGAGTGCATATACATATGAGTATGGAGTTCAGGATGTAGATGGCGGTAAAAATGCAATCAAAATAAACGGAACTGGAGCACAATTTGGAACGAAAAATTATAAGCCAATAAAAGTTACTGGAAATTATACTTTTTCGTTTTGGATAAAAACTAGTGTTGCAACACAAGTATATGTGTATCTTGGAAGTAAAACAATATTAAATGCTAAAACTACAACTGAATGGAAAAGACTGCAAGTAACAACAACTTTATCTAGCTTACCAAATGATAGTTTAAACAGTTTGAGTATCTTGACATCATCAGTTGGGTCCAGCGTAAAATTTGATACCTATATTTACATGCCAAAGCTTGAATATGCTTACACAAATGAACAAGTGTTCAATATGCTTACAAACAACGGTGCAATAAAGGGCATATACATGGAAAATGGAGAATTGTATTTTTCATTCACCTATGCACATGGAGGTACATTGAAACTTGGCGGTTCAAATAACGGAAATGGGTTACTTTCCATTCTGAATGCAAGCGGCACACAGGTTGGATATATTGACAATACAGGCGTTCATTTTAACCAAGGTGAATTTTCTGGAAGCGTAAAGTCACTAACTGGGGAAATTGGAAACTGGCAGATTGATAAAACAAATGGAAAATTAACCTCTGCAAACGGTGCCATTGTACTTGATGCGAAAAACAACATGGTAACCATAAATGGCGTTGATCTAAAAGCAAATGGAAACGGATTTGTTATTGATGGCGGTGTAAAAATTAAAAACAGTCCTAAATCTAGTGAATTTGGAGATGAAAGTAATTTCTTTTGTATAGAAAACCTTGGATCAATTACAGATGGAACACACTTAGGAGTCAATAGTCAAGGTATGGTTATAAAAGTCCCTTCATCTTCTTGGCGGTATAAGTCAATTCGTACAACTGTTAAAGAAGAAGAACTGGAAGAACTTTATCGTGTAAAGGTTGTTTGGGCGAAATACAAAGAAGGGTATTTGGATAAAAACGATAGCCGATATGATAAATTAATGCCAATGTTCCTTGCAGAGGACATGGAAAGGCGTTTTCCAATTGCAGTAAACCATTTACCAGACGGAAAGCCCGAGGATTGGAATTACAGAATTATGATTCCGTCCATGTTCGCTATGATAAAATTTAACCACGATAAGATAAAGGAACTCAAATCCGAAAATGAAGAATTGAAATCTGAATTAAAAAGCATTAAAGAAGAACTTGCAGAAATCAAACAATTGTTAAGAAAATCAATATAAAGAGGGTGAGAAATCATCCTCTTTTTTATGAATCAAATATTAAAACAAACCTATAATTAAAGGAGGACAACCACATGCCAAAATGGACAGAATACACATCAAAAGATACGTTAGCGGATAATGACGAAGTAATGCTGTATGACGAAACTGCGAGAGCGAATAAGCGCGGATTAATGAGCAAGTTTTGGGATTATGTAGTGGATAAAATGGCAACGGCTGTGATCTCGAAATTGGAGACAAATAATAAGACAATCATCGGGGCGATAAATGCACTAAATAGTGAGACACCAAGGTACAAAAATGCTAATTATAGAGGTTTTAGTGATATTATAACCGCGCTCAATGCAGAAAAGGATTCTTTTTCAACTGCCACAAGCTATATTCTTACTGCAAATTTAGTTGGAGGTGCACCACATTTAATTGTATTCGGAATAGATGATACTGGATACGGAGCTGGCCTTTATATAAATTATGCAGGAAAAATAAGTTTTTTCAAAATCGAAAAAGGAAGCTTCTACAATTTTAAAATGTAATAATTGTACAAGGTTATTTAAAAGTACTAATAAAAATAGGATTGGAATATATATCACATTCAAAAATTATATTTTTTCTATCCTCACCAATTTGAATTTTGGCATCATTTCCACCTTCATATATTTTTTTTATTGATGCATTACTAAATACTCCACCAGTTTGGCTGAGAGTTATAAGATAAAGCCCAGTTCTATTAATGCATAATATGCTAACATCTGAAATGGTTGGTGTAATACGATATTGAATACGATTATTTTCGGTTTTTATACGTTCAGCTCTGCTAATATATTTTTTGGTCTCACTATAGAGTTTATTGGAGAAACAAGAAAAAAATAACAAAACACTACCAAACATAAAATGAATATGCTATAATCAGCATATCAAAATCGGAACAACAAAAAGGGAGCTGAGTTCCCGACTACCAATCAAAAAACTCAGCTCCAAGCACCACAAAGGGTACAGTATTATTATAGCACAGTACTCTCCCTTTGTGAACCCAAAAGGAGGGTATTTTTTATGGAAAACTTTGCAAATGAATTTGTAAGTAAGCTGGATGGGAAGATTTCAGACGAAGCACTTAGGACAGTATTACAGGAATTGCAAGTGTTTGCATCTAACTACGATATCAATCAGAGAGAAACGCATGTGGTTCCATATCAAAGCAATATCCCAGATTGCTACAGGGTTTACATGGTGGCAAAAAAGATTGAGGGCATGTCTCCAGAATCCATGAAAACATACAATTTTTATCTCACAGATTTTTTTGAACACATTAACCGACCATTCGAACAGGTTACAACAAATGATATACGGATTTATCTGTACGAAACTCAGAAACGAACAGGAATCAGCAATCGAACACTGGATGGAAAACGGCTTGTTATAAACACCTTTATGGATTGGTGTTGGAAAGAGGGTTATATTCCAAACAATCCATGCGCAAGTATTAAGCCCATTAAATTTGAGGAAAAGCCAAGAGAACCACTTAGCAACATGGAGCTTGAAATAGTGCGTGATGCTTGCGAAAATTACAGAGATAAAGCGATGATTGAGCTTTTCTACAGTACAGGATGCCGCTTATCTGAAATGGTGAATTTAAAAATTAGTGATATTGATTTCACTTCCAAAGAGGTTCATTTGTTCGGAAAAGGAAGCAAGCATCGAACATCTTATTTAAACGCAAAGGCGGAATATATGTTGAAAAAATACTTTGAATTGGAACGCCCAAAAGATTCAATATCGGATTCTGTATTTGTGATATTCCGAAAGCCTTATAATGAAATGCACAAAGGATCAATATATGCGAGAATAAAGGCTATTCAAAAGCGATCTGGAATCGAAAGAAGCCTGTTTCCGCACTTGCTTAGACACACAATGGCGACAGATGCCTTAAATAGAGGAATGAACGTTGCCGAAGTAAAAGAAATATTAGGACACGAAAAACTTGATACCACAATGATTTACGCTAAAATCAGCCATGATTCTGTGAAATTTAATCATGGTAGGTATATTGTATAAAAAGTTTATGTTAAAGAGCATCCCATTTGGGGTGCTTTTTATTATGCACTTTTTTAACCTCAATAATGAAAGGAGACCACACATGAATATTAACACCTCATTAATCAGCAATAATAACAGCTACGCCGGACAGACACCTCTGTATATTGTCATTCACAATACAGATAATACAGCCAAGACAGCAGATGCCAAGGCACACGCCACCGCACAGCATAATGGCAATTTTCATGGCTATTCAGCCCACGTATTTGTTGACGATAAGTCAGCATACCAAGCCTTGCCGTACAATCGTGGAGCATGGCATGTTGGAGTAAATTACGGCGGTAAGCTTTTCGGAACTGTGAACAATCACAACTCTATTGGAATTGAAATGTGCATGAATGCCGGTTACAACTATGAAAAGGCATTCCAAAATACCGTTGATGTATGTAAGCAGCTTATGAAGAAATACGGCATTCCGGCAAGCCGAGTAGTGCAACATTACGATGTGTGCGCTAAGAATTGCCCTTCCGTTATCCGTGGAAACGGAGACTGGAATAGATTTAAGAAGCTTATTTCCAGTGAAACCGTGACAGTTCCAACCACAAAGCCGACAGTAAAGGTTGACAAGTATTACCGTGTCCGCAAGACCTGGAAGGATTCCAAGAGCCAGATCGGGGCGTACAAGTCACTCAAAAATGCAAAGGAAGCTTGCAAATCCGGTTATTCTGTTTTTGACTGGAACGGAAAAGCAGTGTATTCCGTGACAGCAAAGAAAAGTGTAGCCCGGGTTGCAAAAGAGGTAATCAATGGCGAATGGGGAAATGGACAAGATAGACGAGACCGCCTGGAAGCTGCCGGCTACAATTACACAGAAGTGCAGAAAAAAGTCAATGAATTACTGAAATAATAACACTCCCGGGGCTTTCCCGGGAGCTACTTAAATGTTGTATATTCTTCAAATTCGTTTCTTATTTTCGCAAAGTCTTTTCTTCTGATCGGCACAGTATTCCCAGAAAACATAAGGAACGAAGTATTTATTTCTTTTACCTCATCCATGTTTATTATGTAGCTCTGGTGGCATCTTAAAAATCTGGAATCCAGTAATTCTTCAATATCAGACAGTTTACATCGTTCCGTATAAACAATACCGCAAGTGCAGTGGATAATGATGTATTTGTTTCGACTCTCAATATATTCGATATTTTGAAATTCCACCCGATGAATAAAGTCTTTTCCTTTTATCATAAGAGTGCTTTTGCTGATATGTTCCAGAGCATGATTGAAAGCAGTATACATTCTGCCGTTTTCAGATCCTTTTATAATATAGTGAATTGGGAGTAAATCAAGAGCTTCAAAAACATACTCTTTGTGGGCTGTCCAGAAAATAATATTTCCATCATAGCCATTTAATCTCAATTCCTTTGCAACTTCAATTCCATTTTCTTCTCTCAAAACGATATCCAAAACTACAATATCATACCATTCGCCATCTGCCACATCATCAATAAGTGGCTGTCCTTTATCATACGGAGTAATCAATGCTTTTATATCACCATTTCGTTTGAGAAAATTATTAATCCGATGCATAAATATACCAATCTGGATTTCGTTATCATCACATATTGCAATTCGCATTCAAATCATCCCTTTTCATGTAAAATTCGCCACCAGAGGTGCTAATTTCGCCATTTCCTGTGTAATTGTATATTTTTTGATACAATGTTATTGTAATACATTAAGATGATAGTGTAAAGGGGATGGATTCATGGAGAAACATAAAAAAATCATAATTGTGTTTATACTGATATTCGTGCATGTGCTCTTGACTCAATATGTTTACTTCTGCCCGGAGCGTAGTATTATCTTTGGGAGGGGTAAAACTATCGCAATTGCAAAAACAGAGGTAAAACAGGTTGTCCATGAGCGCTATAAATCCCTCACTGACAAGAATCCAGCCCCTTTATTTCTATCTACATATATAACGAATGAAAAGTACCAAAATCACAATATCTATACTGAAAAAATCATAATTTGCAATAATATCGAGGAAAAGCAACTTGCTAGGAAGGATTTAAGTGGAGATGATTCCGTCCCATTATATGGTTGCGAAAACATGATATAATTTAATAAGCAGGAACAAATGTTTGGAATATTGGGAGGGATTTACGTGGATTACAAGAAAGAAATTATTGAGATTATTGAAAAAATGCACAACATAACTTTTATTGCGATGATTCATGCGTTTGCGAAAAAATTATATCAAAAGGAAAAAGGGCAGGAGAGTTAATCTCCTGCCTCATTTTATTTTACAAAACGTTCCATAAATTTCCAAAAAAGTTCTTTATCCTCTCTGGAAAGCTGATAATATTTCATTATTGCCTCTTTCGCTTTTATATCGTCAGTAGATATAGAAGCGCATATATTACTGAATTCTATATCTTCTTTTTTTTGCGGATCTCCTTCACCAGTACGAAGCCATTTTTCATCAACCCCATATTTTTGACAAATAAGTGCGATTACTCCATCTGATGGAGTACGCCTGCCAGCTTCATAACTTGATACGTTAGAAAATGGTATTCCTAAATCATCCGAAAAATCCTTTTGAGTTTTAAAACCTAATATTTTTCGTAATTCTTTTAAACGTTCTTTCAATTAGAATCACCTCCTTTTCACATCCTTATTGTACACCAAAAGAAAGTTAAAATCAATATAAAAATGTACAAAGTACAAATTTATGCTTGACATAGAATGTACTTAGTGATATATTATGATTGTACAAAGTACAAAAAGAAAGGAAGTGAATATATGAAAATGTTTGAAAGAAACGATGTAGAGGATGGAAAGCGTATTGCTGATATTTTTGCTACATTATCAGAAGAAAACAAGAACATGGCAATCGTTTATCTGTCAGCATTGCGAGATAAGGAAATTGCTGATTCAAGTAAAAGAGAGAGTTCTTAATGGAGGGACGATGAAAACATCAAAAGTTGAAATCAGACAGGTAGAAGGAGAAAAAGGAATTTATACCGAAATTCTGATTGACGGTCATAAACTTGAGGGAGTAAGAAGTTTTGAGTTAAAACAGGGAATTGGTGATTGCGTTCCTATTCTTTCCATTGATCTGAATGCTTTAAATTTATCCACGGACTTGCAGATGTTGCAGGTGAACCAGAAAGGTATCGGGGAAATTGAGGGAATCAAGTTTAAAGATTCACCAAGGATGCTGAAATTTCAAACAGAATAGGCTCCCATATCTCAGAGAGCCAAACAGAATTATTTTGAAGCTTTTAAAATGGAACATTGTTTCGGATTTGAACAACATCCAGTTTTGCTTGCATAATTACACTTAATTCGACCTATTGTGTAATTAGGCGTCAAATCATCCAATGATCCAGTATTAATGAGAGAAGCTTCAATGGAATAATTTTTGTTCTGCTTATCGCAGAAACCATTAAATACCAATAATCATCACCTCCACTCTTATAGTGAGTATAACACAAGAAAGGAGAGATTATAAGGAGAAGATGACAATTATCAAATTTAAAAATGGGGAAACAATCGAAATTCCGTGTGTGTTCCCGGATGATATTGTGAAACCAGATATTAGAGATCAACTGATACGTTTGGAATGGGATGACGCTGGAAAGCAATATTGTTTGAAATTTAACCCAGTAGATGTGCTCTATGTAAAAGAGATTACACCTTCCTAAAGGAGATTATATCACAGAAAGGAGACTAATGAACGAATTACAGATTTTTAATTCGCCAGAGTTCGGAGATATTCGGACAGTAATGGTTGAAAACGAACCAATGTTTTGTTTATCTGATGTTTGCAGAGCGTTGGAGATAACAAATGTTGGAAATGTAAAACAACGGTTATCCGAAAAGGGTATCCGTACTATGGATACCCTTACAAAAGGTGGAAACCAGAAACTTCTGTACATCAATGAAGCTAATTTGTACAAAACAATATTCCAAAGCCGAAAAGAATCAGCACAACGTTTTACAGATTGGGTGACAGATGAAGTCGTACCATCCATTCGCAAGCATGGCGGTTACATTTTAGGACAAGAAACTCTTTCTGATGAAGAATTGATGGCGAAAGCAATTCTGGTAGCAAAGAAGAAAATCGCAGAGAGAGACAAGATTATCGAAAAGCAAAGACTAAAAATTGAAGCAGACAAGCCGAAAACGATCTTTGCCGATGCGGTATCAACCAGCCACACTTCAATCCTTATTGGAGACCTCGCAAAGTTGATTTGTCAGAACGGTGTCCAGACAGGACAGAAGAGATTATTCCAGTGGATGCGAGAAAACGGATATCTGATGAAAACTGGTGCAAGCTACAATATGCCAATGCAGAGATATATTGAACAGGGATTGTTTGAAGTTAAGGAATCCAGTGTTCAGAATCCAGACGGAAGCGTCCGAGTAACGAGAACCACAAAAGTTACCGGAAAAGGACAACTGTATTTTATTAACAAGTTTTTGGGAAATGAAATGGCAAGTTAGGAGAGGAAGAACATAATGAATGTTGAAAAATATTTATCTGAAAATCTGTCAAGCCATGAGGGACAGAAATATTTAGAATTTAGAAGAAGAAACGGACAGAAAGCAGACGAACTCTACAAAAAAGTAAAAGCTGAAATTGCCGAATGCCATCTGTCCGTTACGGAAGCAAAAGGGTTCTTAGAATTTATGAAGTTGGTTATTGAAGAGCTTTCATATATTCCGGTCAAAGAATGACTTCTGTGGTAATGCTTTTAATATCAAAACCGTCAGAATCAAATACATCTTGAATTTCATTTGCGGTATGAAGCATTGAAAGAATTTCTTTTGAATACGGATGTTCTTTGCCACAGTTTGGACACGAAATTTTATCCGCACTTATTGCTTCATTCAAGTAGTAGATACAACGACAGTTACAGGAAATTTTTAATTTGAGAAACATTTTAACACACCTCCTTTCTGAACACATTATACCATTCAGATGGAGAGAATAAAAGAAAACAGGGAGGAAAAACAATGATTAAATTTGAAAACGGTTTAGTTAACATTTCCGGCAAAGAGGTTGATATTCTTTCAGAGTATGCAGTTATCACCCATGAAATTAAAGAGATGTTTGTAAAAGATGGGGGGAAAGAGAAAGAAGTAAAAGAGCAGCTTAGACATTCGTTCGAGCATGGCATTATGAACAAGGAAGAACTTAATAAAGAAATCAAGGAAACTTCCAAACAGATAGATGCAATTATTCCGTTTATTTCGTTTCTGGAAGAAATGCTTAAAACATTTGGAGCAAAAGATAAGGAGGAATAATCATGGGAGAAACTAAGAGTACAGATTATATTCCAGAGAACGCTAATGAGGAATATGCACTTCTGGTTGGAAGATTAAAGGCATTTGAAGCTTGGGCGAATAGCGTGAAAGATTATGATTTCACAAAGGGCATGGCATTCAGAATGCTTGGGCTTGATTTAGTCGAATCAAAGGAGGAAAAGAAAAAATGAAATGCTTTAAAGGATTTGACAAGGACTTAAAGTGTATAGATTTCCAGTATGAGGAGGGAAAAGAGTTTCATACAGAAAAAGCGGATTGCTGTAATGATGGATTTCATGCGTGTGAGTATCCTTTGGATTGTTTTGCATATTATGATCCAGCACACAGCGTATTTCATGAGGTAGAGTTATCTGGAGAAATGGATAAGGATGGAAATGATACTAAGGTATGTGCTACTGACATTAAGATTGGCGCAAGAATTTCTATTGCTGGATTGGTGAAAGCGGCTATTGAGTTTACCATGAGCAAGGTAAATAAAGAGGGAAAATCAGACGAAAGACACGGCTTTGCATCTGCGACAGGGTATTGTGGAGCCTCATCTGCGACAGGGGATTATGGAGCCTCATCTGCGACAGGGAATTGT